TTTGAAATAGAAGTGGTGCGTACATACACCACCACAATCGAGGTAGAAGTGCCCGATACCACAACCGAAGAAGAAGTTACTAATGCTTTATACGCAGGAGGAAATAATGACCTCCTTTATGAGGAAATATGGGATAGCATAGCTTACCAAGAACTTCAGCAGTGCGATACCGATTTGATAGACCACAAAATCAAAGAAGTATACCACGAAGAATTAAAATCATTTAATGAAGCACCTTATGGACAAGAAAATGAGTAATAGAAAAGCAGGACTAATAGTCGCAGGGGTTGTAACATTCTCTGCTCTAATGGGATATATTATCTCTACGATAATAGTAACACTAATAATAAACCAATAAAATATACATCATGAACACAGAAGAATTTGAGTGCTACCTAATCAACATACTAGATAGCGATGAATTAACAGACGCAGAGAAAGTACAACTAATAAAAGATCAATTTTAGTCATGACAATACATCAACTACGAGAACTAAGAGAGCGAGTGCAAGAGGACTTGCTTACACACTTTGACGACATGCCAGATCGTACTTTGAGAACTATGTGCGAGATAATAGTAAGTAATTTTAATAAATATGAAGGACAAACAACGTAAACCAAAAACACAGACAGGGTACTTCGCATCATTCAGTATGCATGAACTAGCAAAAGTAATTGTAGGTGCTAACCGCAGACAACACTTTACTAAAGAGGCTTTTAAGAAAAGGCAAGACGAATTTTATAAAACCAAAACAAAATGATATACAAAAAGATACACGTACCAAACACATACGGAACATACGTACAGATAAAGTTTGATGATGAAGGCGTAGTGTACGACATCTTCGATAAAGATGACGAGATAATACAAGAGTGTGGGTATGATTTTTACCACGAGTTAGGACTAGAAAAAACCAATCCAACTAATAAAGAAGTAACAAATGAATAACGTAGATTTATTTAGCACACCTATCAAAAGTGTTAAAGTCAAAGATGGAGTTTATGCACATAAATATCCAAATGGTGTAATAAACATCAATGGTCATAAATATATGTACTATTCGATGAGTGAGGCAATTAAATTATATAAGAAACAATGAAAGACAATAAACTAATAGCAGAATTTATGGGGTTGTTTGATGAGATATCATTAGACTCCATTGCAGGTAACATACACTCTTGGAGTGATGCCCCATTCTTCTACATAACAGAAGATAGTAAGGAGAAAGTAATGGAAGGAATTACTGAGTACTCAAAGTACCACACATCTTGGGATTGGTTGATGCCCGTAGTACAGAAGTGCTTTGATACACAACAGCCTTCAGAAGGTCAGCATTACTTTATCAACGAATCATTATTGACAATGGATATAGAAGTAGTGTACGATAGAGTAGTAGAATTTATTAAAGAAGACAACGATGAGCAATAAAAAATACCCATTCAACGAAGGCGATGACTACTGGGTGTACATTGAGGACATAAGGGGACATATTTTAATGTGGTCTTGTTGGGATGACATATCAGAGGAAATGCATGACGAGAATCCCGATAGAAAATACTTTACAGAAGAGGAAGCATTAGATATAGCAAGAGCAAACGGAATATTATATAAAATGACATGGGAATAATGACGGACAAGGATAGAACAATACAGAATCAAGCTAAGGTTATCAGAGATAACTGGAGTGAACTACAAACGCTCAAGCGAATACTAATAGATGAACACCCCGATACATGGACAAAAATTAAAGACAAAATCAAATGACAATTAAAGAGATGCGCATAGCTAAAATGCAAAAAGCTTTAGATCGTTACGACTATGTATCTGACGCTGCGAAAGCGTTGGGGATCACACGAGAAACTTTATGGAGAAATATAAAACGACATGGACTTGAAGTAACAAGCACAAAGAAAACATAATGATGGAAAACAAATTAAATACATACGACTTATCTGAACGTCAAGGCATTGTTTATTGTATTGAGTTTGGAAGTGGGCACTACTATTACGGCATTAGTAAACGAACTTTTAAGCGTAGGTACGTGAACAAAAATCTCGGTAAAGGTTGCCCGCAAGTAGTAGAATGCGCTAAAACAGGATGGGATGCTAAAATATTATGCGATGGTTTGGGATGGGAAGATTTATCTGAAATAGAAGCTCTTATTGTGGATGAAGAAATGCTTAAAGATCCGTTATGTCTTAATAAAGCCAAAGGTGGTAGTTATAAGCAAGCTATGTGGAAAGGGAATAATAGAGCCTCTATTACCCTTGTGGATCCAGATGGTAAAGAACATTTCTTCAAAACGATTACAGAGGCATCAAAAGTTATAGGATGTTATTATTCTTCCGTATCAAAACTTAAAGCAGGTGTAAGGAAATCTGTTTATGGTTGGCATCTTATTGATGTTAAACCGAAAAGATCTAGATGTAAGTCAGTTGCATTAGAAAAAGATGGTGTTTACAAAGTGTTTCCCTCTATAAAAAGTGCTGAAGAATATATTGGATGTGGCAGACAAGCTATATCTCACATGATAAATAAAACAAAAGGCAGGGCTCAATCTGTTTATGGATGGAGAATTGCATATTATTAAACAACTAAAATTTTAATGAAAGAACAAGAATTTAACCCACTAGAGGGATGGACAAAAGAACAGATTAAATCTGTATTAAAAGCAAACACTAAAACCACCTTGCTAAAAACAGCTATGACATGGCGTATAATGTTTGAGAATTTACAAATAGAAATAAATAAATTAAAAGAAGATAAAAATGAACCTACCGAATAAAGTAACAAAAGAAGAAGTGCAAGATGCTATAATGTATTTTCACGTTGAGGGATTTGCAGAAGATTTGCGACAAGATCCTAGACATTACGTAGATATATTATTAAAAGCATCAGCTAATTATTACAACTTTAAGTTAGAATATCATGGAGAATGAAGAAATATACTTGTGTCAATATTGCGACACATATCGTGTAGAAAAAGAAGGGCAGTTTTGTTCAAAAAACTGTTCTATTGGCTACTGGCATGACATGAATGAAGAAAAAGATTGGATATAATATAGTGAGTGTCTGGAAGATCGCTAGGTTGTGATGTACCTACTAGATCTGACTACTTTTATTGGTTATGTATTGAGGTTCGATCCCTCTTACTCACACAACATCTTGATAAGGGAGGGGGCAAACTTTTTATTAACAACTAAACAGGTAACACAAGTCCTCCTTTCTTGTCATTTAATTTAATAGATATGAATATACTAATACCGATAGCGCTGTGCTATATAATCGCAGCCATTTATTTAACTTATCAAAACAACAAACCATGAGTAAAACAAAAGAAAAAATACTTAACACTTCGCTTCAATTAAAAAGCGAACACCTAGACGCTATGCATTTGGTTAATAGATTTGTAGCTATATGCAGAGACATACACCAAACACCTAAGCAGTTTGAAAAATCTATGCACGAGCTATACAAAGAGGCGAAAAATTATGGTTTTTAACACTTTATTAACTAAATTTGTAACAATTAAATTAAATTATGAGTAATTATAAATTCAAGACCACGAACATACGTGGCAAACAGTACGTTGAGGTAAATGAACGTATTAAGTTCTTCCGTCAGGAGGATGAGTACAAAAACTGGACAATATCAACTGAATTTACAGCACTAGATTCAGAAATGTGTGTATGTAAAGCTATTATAGCTGATCCAAACCAACGTGTTATAGCTGTCGGCCATGCTCACGAAGAAAAATCAGCTAGCCATATCAACAAAACAAGCTATGTCGAAAATTGTGAAACATCTGCTGTTGGTAGAGCGTTAGCAATGATGGGTATTGGTATAGATACGTCTATCGCATCAGCTAATGAGGTCCAAGATGCTATTGCTAAGCAAGAAGGTAATTCATCACTATCATCATCTGCTCCTGTTGAAAATATTATGGATAAAGCTGTTGGCTATATCAAATCTTCTACAGATAAAGCAAAAGCTTTTGATGCTATTGTAGCTAAGTATGGTGATCAGCTTACTGAAAAGCAAGTAGCTGGACTTAAGAAGTTTGTGCGATGATATCCTCTAGTTTAGAGTGGTATGAGTACATAAAATCTAAAGGAGGTTATGAATACCTATGGTCGAACGACTACATAAGTTGCGTTCATGACAGTTCATGGGGTTGTGGTTGCTATAAAAAACAAAATTCAGAGCGTAAAAAGTTCAAAAATATAGAACGACTTCTGAAATGGAAAATTGATTTAAGCAACGAACCTACATCTGGAATTGTACTAGTAGATATCAACGATGAGGAAAAAGTATACGTTGCTCTACCCTCTATGAAAACTAGATATAAAGGATATAAGCAATGGTGTAAGCTACCATTAAGATCTCTTAAAAAGATTCTTACAGGAGAATATAACCAAGCAATAAACGCTTATTACAAATTAACTAAAAAAGCATGACATTACGAAAACAATTAACAGAATCTGTAGGTAAAGGTCACCTTTCTTATTCCTCTATCAAGTACGCTCTAGGAGACATGCGTCTCTGGGAGATGTACATGAGGGGGCAACTTAAGAAAGAGTCAGATGCATTGACATTTGGTAGCCTTTACGACATGATGCTGTTTGAACCAGAAAAATTAGATGATTTATTTTATCGTTTGGATGATGGCGATATTGTCGCCGATATTGGTGGCAAATATCCTAGGAATACTAAACGCTACCGAGAGTGGAAGACAGAAATTGCTGAAAAGAATGAAGGAAAAACGCTCGTCACGCAAGAAGACTGGAAAAAAGCAAGCGAAATGATCGACAGGTTAGAAGCCTGTGGATTGTTAAGTAGCTATCTATCAGGAGAATACCAAGTAGAATTTAATGAAGAAATTGATGGAGTCCCTGTTAAAGGGTTTCTTGATTGCTTGGGAGATGGCTTTATAACAGATAGTAAAAGTTCACGTAGCGTGAGTAAGTTCCGTTATGATGTGAACAGCTGGAGTTATGACATCCAAGCATACATATATACAACTGTCTTTGGAATTAAAGATTACTATTGGGTAGTTCAAGAAAAAGCTTACCCATTTTATCCAGCCTTAGTTAAGTGTTCTGACGAAACACTATTCAAAGGAGAAATGAAGTTTAATGAAGCTGTCGGCAATATCAAACAATGGTTAGTCGAGGGCGCACCAACACAAAATCACTATGCAGAATTTACTGTCTAAAAAAAATAAAAACACAATTAAGGTTGTTTTAATGTTTATAGGTCTATACCTTTGTATACAGTTTACGTTTATTAATCTCTTAAATTATATTATAAAATGAGTGAAGTTAAATACGATAGCGTCCTAGTAGGTTACGCTGAAGAGCCCCGTCACAATGATGCGGGAGAGTTAATGAGTTGGAGCGTGCGTTTCAAAGATCATGAACTTAAAGAAATGATTGAAAAATACGCAACACAGCGTAACGAACAAGGTCAGGGTGGTAACATCTATTTGACTATGTTTATGTCAAAGAACGGTAAGCCTTGCTGTCGTTGTTTTGATCCTAATAGTGCTGCTGCTAAAGAAAAACGTGCAGCTAAGCAGGCAGCTACTGAAGAAGTAGCAGATGACATGCCATTCTAAACCTATGATTAAATACTTACACGCTCGTGTCGCCTTCAAGAAACGGAAGGTTGTACATGAGCGTGTTGAGTACATAGTTACAGTATTTGACACGCCATCTGATATCATGCGTTACGATAAAAGAGCTATGAACCGCTTACGTGATAAATACTTTACACCAAAAGCGAAAAATAAAGAAATTATCATACGTGAGATATTAGATTGTGTGGAGTTATCACGATCACAAATAACGCTAGATGAACACAAAGGAGAAAATACAATTCAAGTGCGCTGAGCTTAAGAAGCTACTTATAAAAAAGAATGATGCTTACGGGGATTCAGCTCTTATACCAGCAAATATATTTTCCCATCTTTCTTCTGTGGAGGCTATCAAAATAAGGATAGACGACAAACTTAAGAGGATTGAGAACAAAGGTATAAATGACGAAACAGAGGATACGGTTATGGATTTAGCTGGATACCTAATCCTTTTAATGATTGCAAAAGATAATGAAAGTAACTATATTCAAGAATGTATACGAAAAGGAGAATCCTCATCACATAACGCTAAAAACAGCCCTACGACGCATACAGCAGGGGAAGTCATCATCGACTATAACTGAAATACGGAATGGCGACAAGAATAAAAAGCTGTCCCTCCCTGTAGTATTATTTAGCGGAGAGTTTTCAAAAAGAAGTGACGAAGCATTATTTGAGCATAGTGGTCATATAGTATTAGACTTCGATCACGTTGAGGTAGATACAGTTAAGACAGCCCTTAGTACTGACGAATATATTTCTGCATGTTGGGTGTCTCCATCTGGAGATGGTATAAAAGCATTAGTTCAAATAACAAATCCCGAAAGGCATAGGGATCACTTCAGAGCTTTAATAAAATATTTTCAAAAGCAATACGGACTTGAACTTGATGAGTCTGGTATTAATGAATCTAGAGCCTGCTTTGAGTCCTATGATCCTGAAATAGTTATAAAGGATAACGCAAGAAAGTTTGGGGCATTTACCAGCGAAATGGCTGAAGCTCAGACTACTACAAACGAAGCTTACGATTACACGGATTATATGAAGCTAAACTTAGCGGCTCGTATGATACGTAATGCTCACGATGGCGATAAACACAACGCTCTTATCAAAGCGTCTACTCTTTGTGGTGGGTATATATCCGCTGGTAGGATGGAGGAAGAAGAGGTTATTAGAATACTTCTTAGAGAAATAAACAAGAGAGACATTGACTCAGAAGAGTCGGCTAAGACAGCAATTCGTGACGGCATTGAAAAGGGGAAGACCATGCCCATCAGAGATATCATCGAAAACGAAAAAGCTGCACGAAGAGAAATACTAATTAACGATGGGGATATGTCGTTCATCTCATCTGATGATGAGGATTTTAGGTGGATTGATGATTTTGCTCAGGGTAAGATAGAAATAGGCCTTGACACAGGAGATGCAGCCCTAGATGAATACTTTAGATATAAAAAAGAGTTCCTAATAATAAACGGTCACTCTAACGTAGGTAAAACTACGACAGCTTTGTATATGATTGTTAATGCAACCATTAGACATGACTGGAAGTGGGTTATATATTCTTCTGAAAACAGAACCGCATCGGTAAAAATGACTTTGATGCAATTTGGCGTAAATAGAAGGGTTGAAGATATGACCTATATGCAGCGCAAAAAATCTTACAAGTGGGTTGAAGAACACTTCACTATCATCAATAACAATCAGGTGTATAGCTATTCAGATCTTTTAATTTTTATTGAAAAAATTATGAAGCAAAAACCCATTGATGCTGTTTTTATTGATCCTTACAATAGCTTAAGATTAGATATGGGTAAAAATGGAATAAGTACGCATGATTATCATTACGAAGCCGCTAGTGAATTTTTAACCTTTAGTAAAGCGACAAACATAGCTGTGTGGTTAAACATGCATGCCGTAACAGAAGCTCAACGACGTAAAGGAGATGATGGACTACCTGTAGCTCCATACGCAGAAGACACAGAAGGCGGAGGAAAGTTTGTAAACAGAGCAGACTGCTTTATCACAGTTCATCGAAAGGTTCAGTCACCAGACCATAACATACGGAAAATGAGCGAGATACATGTTCGAAAAGTTAGAGAGGTAGAAACAGGAGGACAGCCTACTCCGTTAGACGATCCATATAGATTAGTGATGAACAGCGGACATACAGGCTTTATCTCATGGATAGGTAGAAGTGAACTATTCAAACCTATTGATATTCATACAGATACGGCAATACCCTTAAACTTTAATTTCTTAAATAATGAAGAGAAACAAAAGGAAGAAGTCGTCCAATAAAAAGAAATTAGGTAAATACGCTAGCGCAATAGAAAAATATTGTGCGGATCAATTAAAAGCACACAAGCTGGCTTTCGATTATGAACAGCACAGCTTTGAACTACTCCCTAAGTTTAGATATCCAAACAAGTACTTTAAAATGACGGCAAAGAAAAAAGAGATGTCGGATAAAACAAACGCAATTGTTCTTCCGATTACTTACAAGCCAGATTTTATGGGTAAAAAACACAACTGGGTTATAGAAACTAAAGGCTTTTTACCGTCTCATCACGATTTTCCTATGCGTTGGAAGCTTTTTTTAAATCATTTAGTTGGATTGGAAGATGATTATATTGTATTTTTAGCAAAGAACAAAGGTCAAGTTGATCATTGCATTAAAGAAATAATACAATCAATTAAAGATGGAGAAATCTAAACTGTCTTTTTTTTATCATTTAGCGTGTGATAGAGTGCATGAGGCAATAGATGATCTTTACGAATCCTTACATGACGAAGACGGTAAACCCATCTTAGAATCAGACATAATAAACTCTTCAACTGAAGCTGTGTCTAATGTTGTTCGTGAAGAATTATCTATTATTAAAACTGCACTAGATGAGTACACTGAAAGTACGAGAGGATAAGCTTAAAGACTCTTGGGATCATGGTCAGACTTCGGAAGAGAGGTGGCTGGCCATTCATCCTGACGCTGTAAAAACAGATTATAAGACAGATAGGTACAGGCATGTTGATTTTTGGCACGGTCCAAATGAAACTTTTGGTGTGGATGTTAAAGGTAGGAAATTACCAGACAGTATATGTCTAGAATTTAAAAACACAGTTGGGGAAAAAGGATGGATGCATGGTGACGCTACATGGATAGCTGTAGAAATAGAAGAAGCTACAGGGTTTTTTAGATTTGATAGAGAAGAGGGGTTAGATTGGTGTAGATCAAATATATCTATTGATTATGTAGATAGTTATAAACAAGCATACAAAAAACTTTATACTAGGTCTTCTTGGGGTAAGAAAGATGTAGTGACAAGCGTAACGATTCATGACTTATCAGAGCTTTCTTCTTTTGTTTACATACCTTGGGATGAAGAGGATATCAAAAAGGTTGCTGCTCCCGCATCTTTTTTAGAATATAATCATCCTAAAACTGGTAAATTGATGACCTTTATGGTATCTTAGCTATCCTTTTAAAAATTAAATATAATGGAAGAACCTAAATTAGTCGACGGGTTTCAAATGTTGGACGATAATAAGGATAGAGATGGTAATATCCTACAAGCTATAGTAGACGAAGTGTTTGAGTCTGATATGATGTCTATACATAGGGTTAGAGAAAATGTTGATGCTAGAAGAGTGTACTCATATATAATGAGAGAGCGTGGTTATAATTACTCTAGAATAGGTAAATTTATAGGTAAAGATCATGCTACTATAATACATTACAATAAAGATTTTAAGTTTATTCTTAAAGGCGATAAACTACTGAAAGAAAAGTATTTGCTATGCAAGAAAAGATTTCTTGAAGATTTAGAAAGAGCTGATGCTGTAAGAGCCGAGTCTATTAATCAATCTCTACAAGAAACTATTTGCACTCTACATAAAAAGACAAAAAAGTTAGAACAGCAAGTAGAATATTTAGAGTTAAGGAACAAGACTTTAGAGGAAAAGTATAAAGATTGCCATGAAGAGTTATCGCATTATAACCCTAAGTATAAAACATTATACAATATAATAACTCACCGCACAAAAGAAGGCACGGTAACTCAATTATCTCGAAAAATTAATACACTATACAACGGCGTGTACAGTGAAGTTATTGAGTGCTATTAAGCACCGCAAGCCTCGCAGTCTTCATGACTATCTGTCGAGCATTTTATTTCTCCAGACTCAATCTTTTGTTCTTGTTCTTTTAGCTTATTCTGATCAAGAAATGACGGAGCTTTAAATTGCTCTTTATAGTAGTTTTTTTCTGTAGGCATGAGGTGATAATTTAGCCCACAAATATAGCAAATTATTTACTTGCTTTTTTCTCTATAGTTCTACCAGCAAAGTATGCGCCAAAGGCAGTAAGCATTAGCAATTCAAGCAAAGAAACGTAAGAATCTTTTACGTTAAATGCTACGTTATCCATGCTGTCTATAAACATAGTTATCATAAACATCCCCATAAGGCATATAAGCGTCACTGGGCGTATTAACTTAGCTAGTTTAACATCACTACCCATATCAGCTTTCCAACGCTCTGTGACGTTTTCTTGGAATCTAACCTCTGCGTCGATTACACGTTGAGCCTCCTCAGAGTCAACACTATCATCAGTGTCAATAAGGTTTTTTACTATACCTAAGCCTCCGCTGTCTGGCAATAAATCACCTACTACGCCAAGCACCTGCGGCGCTTTTTCTGCTAACCAAGATCCAAGCTTGGTGTCTTTTATTTTCTTTTTACTCATTTCTTCTTTCTATTGTTAAGGGTCTATATCTGTTTAATAATATGTCTTTTGAGGTTTGTTTTCCTAACCCACCCCATTGCATCATTACTTCTCTTAAATCTTTAAAGGTTACTCCTAACGCCTGAGCAGCTTCTGCATCCTCATATATCTCTTGATAAATTCCTTGTAGGGCTTTGTTGGCTTCATTTACATCCTCGTATTTAAGTTTACGAGCATTAGCTATCCTAACCTTATATCTCGCCATCTTATATCCAAAAGCTTCTGCTACATCTACTGTATATGGCTTTAATCCACTAATCTGTCCAACTAGTTCTATAGATGTGTCTGTAAACCCTTCTGCATTCCAGATTTTTCTCATCGAAGTCACACTTCCTAACTCTATAACCTCATAAAATGCTGCTGTTATATCAGCTATTTGATCTACCATAGGATCTTCAGGATTGTATATCTGTTTTCCGTAATCATCTTGATTGTAGATGATGTTCATAAGCCTCCTCGTTCCTATGTCTGGATCAACGAAAGGACTTAAAGCAACTACAAGTCCGTCTATCATTGACTCTACACCTTCTCCGCTACCTACAGTAGCGTTTACGACCCTGCTTATTTGACCATAAGGATCTGAAGCAGATAAGTCAATGTAAGAAAACTTACCGTCTCCTACTCTGTAGTAAAGTAAATCAGAATCTTTAGACCATGGAGCAACAAAATTCTTTGTCGCCTTTCTCTTTCTCTTTTCCTCTTCATCGTCTGTAAACGCCCCCATTATACCCATAGCCCCTACTCCAGCCAATGTTCCAAACCCAGCTACTAACCCACTCTTAGCGCTTACATACGAAAGCGCCCCAGCAAGTCTTTTCATACCAATCTTTTTTAATTTTGGATTATCAGACGCCATCTCTTGAGCTGAAAGAGAAAGCGTATTGTAACTCACTCTGTATGATTCAGCAACGAATGAAACGAAGTTGCCTAGCCATATCTGACTAGGAGCTCTTACTGCTGTTGGAACCCTATCATAAGAAGGGTAAGTTTGTTTAACTATTTTATCTACTATGTATTCATTAAGAGCTTTCTTCTCTTCAGGAGTTAGTTTTTCATATGGCTTTCCAAATAAAGCATCTGCGTATCTATTTCTCTCAATTTCAAACGCAACAATCTTAAAAAAGTCATCTTCCGCTTGATATAAGTCATCAAGCATTTGCTCAAACTTTGCGGGCAAAATAACAGACTTAGTATCAAGAAGCTGTCGTTTTATACCTTTAACAACACCTTTAGCTTGCTTAGCTTTTTTAGAAGTTCTTTGAGAGTTTAGATTATCCATCATAGCATTCTCAAAATTTTCAGAGCTAAACATATCGTTTATTTCTCTTATTGCTACGTTTTGATTTACAAGTCCTAGTTGAATATATTCTTTCAGCCTTTCTCTTAACGCTTCATCACCTCTGTTTTGAATGTCATTTTTTATAGTCTTAAAAGCAATACCCATTTGAGAAATATCTGTATGACCATTAGCCCACATAAAACCTAAGTTACCTAAGATGTTTTTCATATGAGTAGCTACAGACCCAATAGTTTTAGCCCATTTAACCCTAGAGGAAACATGTTTTATATAAAGCTCAACTAAAGCGCTTTTTGTTTGGGGTACTTCTTTAATAGCTTCTGCTATTTCTGGTGTGGTATACAAGCCATTGAGAGGCCTCATGGTCTCGCTACCTTCAGCAGCTATTTGAGAAACAAACTGTCCTGTAGGATTCTCGAACAACCATTTACCTAAGCCAGCCTCTCTTACCTTCTGCATAGTTTTAGTGCCCTCTACTGCTGACGCTAATTTTAATATGCTTTTAGCGTAATTCTTCATCGGGTCTGCATACTCACCCATCAGTGCTCTTATCTCAGCAGGTATATCTTTAAGCTTTTTACTTATGTCTGAGCCCTTTCCTAGTAATGCTTTCCCTTTTATATAACCTTTAGCTGTCTCTTTGGTTAAGAGTTCATTTACCAACCCATCAACTCTGTCAGTAAGGTAATCTTCAAAAGTTTCAAATTTCTCCTTGAGAGCAGGATCGCTTTCGTATTCTAATTTTGCCGCATCTTTGATCTGCTGTCTAATTAAATTTTTAGCAGCTACAACTACTTTATCGCTAACTTCATTAGCCCAGTTATCATTATCAAAGATTTCAAAAGACCTTGTTAAGTATTTACCGAGTTTATCTTTTACAGTACGAGCTGTTTTTCTTCCCTCCTCTGTAGATAAATCCCACACACCGACATCTATCGCTTCTTGGCTTAGCCCGTCTATTTGATTCCTAACTTTCTTTAAGTGAATGGCAAATTCTTCAGGGAGTCTGTCAAGCGCCTCAACGTCACCTCTTAAAGCTGCGTCATAGTCTTCTAAGAGAGCTTCTTTATCCCCCTTATAAGCGTCGTACATTTTCCAAAAATCCTTAAAGCTTGACTCCACATCTTTAAAGTGAGCTGCTAAAGCTCCTCCCTCTAATTCAAGAAGTCTAGATACAGTTTTAGGTAACAGTTTTTGTGATCTAAAATATTTTTTACGAACTCTTTCTGCTAAATTTAAACCTTTAAGAAATGGATTTTCACCAGTGTATTTTTCAAATATCCCTTGATCGATTTCTTCTGTAAGCTCTTTTGGTAATTCTACATCTTCTTCTGAGACATCTTCTTTTGGTGTTGTTAGTTCTTCTTCAGCTGCTTTTTGAAGTAAATAATCACGCAATGTCTTTTTTAGAGGCATGTCTATCACATTACCATCTTCATCAAGTTTAGGGCTTGGTGGGTTTACATTATATCTTTTATCATCTTTAATAAAGTATATGTTCTGCATAGCAGATGGAAGCTTTCCATTACCAGTAATAGCAGCCCACAAATCCATAAAGTCTTCATATCCGTTAATAACAACTGACATTTGAGATCTTGATTCCATCTTAGGAGAATCTCTTACAATTAGCTCTTCATAAAATAATTCAAGATCCTCTACTGAGTTCATATAATCTTTAATTACAGTATCATAATCTTTTTCAACTGTCTCAGTAGGTTTTACTTCAGTTTGTTCTTGGGCAGTGGCTTTATCTACCGATTTACCAGCAATATCTTTCATTACGATTCCCTTTCCTATAATAGAAAGTTTATCGACAGCCTCTCGTGTCGTGTTAAATATCTCTTCTGAAACTAACATATCAATAACAGACTGATACGTTAAGTTCTCGTCATTCAAATAGTCATAATTAAAGTCATCTATAGGCTTTTCTTTTATAACATCGCTTAGCAGGTCTACCGCATAGGAGTTGGGGTAAGATTTTCTAATTGATAGAAGGATGCTTTTTAATGCCGATTTTGATACTTCCGATTCTAATATGGTATTATAAGAAGTTTTTTGTTGCGGTTTATCTATAGCGTCTGTTGTTGGTGCATCAGCTTCATAAACTGTCTCCCATGTTCCATCAGCGCTTTTCTTTTCAATCTTAGCAACATCATCCATAGAGTAACCTTCTGACACCCATCCGTCCTGTTTATTCTTCATACGGACTCTCGAACCTGTCTTTTTGTTATCGAATCCATCTTCTTTAAAAGTGACTCTATATTCTGTAGTAGTTGCTCCAGCGCCCTCACCTTCAGGATCTATAGTTACATCAGCTCCAAATTTAGGATTTTTACCCTTGATGGTTTTTCCTTTCTTTAAAGCTTCTACTTCTGATTCTGAAATAAACCTATAAACAGGAGTGTATTCCCATTCTATACCATACTTTTTTAGTTTTTCTTGAGCTTCTACATCTCCTCTTCTAGCGTCTTCTATATCATCATCAATAGTTCTCTCTCTTTCAGATGCTTCTTCAGCAGCTTTCTCAATATCAGCTTTAGTGCCAGTACGAGTTTCGTTTCTTTTAGCTGCATCTTCATTGTTAACTATATTGGATCTTTCCTGAGCTCTCATTTCAGCTTCAGCCCTTCTTATAGCTTCATTCTCAATATTAGCTTTCTCTTTGTACAGATCCTGCATACGATTTTCAAGCCCTTCAATATCGCTCTCCTCAACGACTTCATCGGTAAAATATCTACCTCTTTTTAAGATATCTCTTGTTTGAGAAAGTTCTTGGTTTATAGACATAATACTCCTCACCTCTTCAGGATTAAGAGCACTGTAATACGCTGCTTCATCTGTAGCAAGTATTTTCATCTTTTTTATTTCATCATGAAGGAGAGCAACTTTATTTGATTTAATATCAGGATTTGTTTCAGAACTTATTTGACTTTTTAAGTCATTTATACCTTCCACAGTTTTTAATCTGTCATCCATTGTTCTGGTGTGACCTAGATTACTTGTAAATGTAGCTACGCTAGCAGGGCCTACGGCTCCAACCATACCAGCCCAAAACGCATCAGAAACTTCATATGTATTAAGATCCCTTACAGCTCTACCCTGTGCAACATCGGCAACAGCATCAATAGTTTGATTGGTTATAGAAACGATTCCTTCCTCCATAGCTTCTGGAAGTAAATACTTGGTAAAGGCATTACCAAGTAATCCTCTCTCTACGGCAGCTCGTTTTCCAACTTGTTTAATTGTTTCTTTAGCTCCAAGGTTTGCCGCTACATCTTTCAAAGCCCCAACAGAACCAATACCTTTCGCAAACATAAGTTTATTTATAAGAACCTCAAAAACAGCTTTAGGAGCAGATGTCATCATAGCTTCTTGAGGGCTTATATGTGGTTGGTTAGCTACAACGTCAGCGTAAGTTTGACTGTATATATCAAGACCCATTACTGCTGGACCTATATAAGGAATCATAAACTCGGCAGAACTAATAAGGGCGTCTGACATGATTTCTGCTGTATTAGCAGTAGTGGTAGCAAAAAAGTCCCCCATAGAAATATTACCATTAATAGTTTCAGAAAACCTTTGATCAATAGGCATCTTCAACTGCTCTGGAGTAATATCAAAATCTCTAGCCAGCTGTACTTTTTTATCGTATTCTCTTAAGTCCTGCTGCCTTTTTATTTCAAGAAGCTCGTTTTTCATTACCTCGCCCATATCTTCACCCCACGTTTCTGCTACTATTGGATTTAAAGCTAGTCCAAAATTATTCTGCCATGTATCCCACCATTCTCCCCAAGTCCCTCTAGCTCTGTCTGCCGCCAGTAAATTTCCAAAAAATGTATCAGGTATAGTCCCATAATAGTAATCTTCAGCCTCTTTTCTTTTTACTGGATCCTTTCTTTCATCTTCTGTTAGTTCAGAATATATAAACTCATTCAGAGAAGCCTCTTCTTCCTCCGCCCTTGTTAAGCTTCTGTTTACAGAGTTTCTTAAAAATATATTGTAATCCATTTCGCTTGATGGATTGTATTGCATCGGAATATTATTTCTATAATTAAAATCATTAATCATATTCATAACATTAGATTGAGCGTTACTAGATTCTTTTAAAATTTTATCTACTTCAAAATCTAGATTTTTCAGAAAGTCCTGACTAAAAGGTTCTGGATCTTGGTCTCTTTCTGGCAAAACATATGACGTAACTGGAGAAACAACCGACCAACCTAAGTTTTGCATATAATCCCAAACAGATGATGCCTCTTCTGTTGGAAACTCAGTAAGTCTTTTTTGAGCGTTAAAGTAATTTATTAAGCTAATAATCTCTTTAGTGTCGTTATTAGCTATAGCTGTTTTTAATTTAGATGCCGCTGTGTAGTCGCTATAAACTTCAAGAGCAGTATTGTCAATAAGATTAAGCGCCGCTAAGTTATTATCAACAGCAAGCTCAGATGTTAAAGGTGGGTTAACAGGTTCTGGAGGAGTTAAAGTTGGTAATACATCTGTTTTAATTTTATCTAAAGCTAAAGATTTAGATAGTATACCAAACTGATCCCATTTTTGATCGTTAGATAAACCGTCATAGTAAGCTTTAGCTTGATCGTCTGGACTTAAACTCAAATCCAAACCAAAGACAGACTGCTCCCCATCTTGTTCTAATGCAATATCTTTTTTTTTTAAGATGTTGTCATATGCTTCCTTTTCTGCTTTAAGTTGATCTTGCAGTTGTTTATGATCGTTAAACATTTGCCTCCTCTGATCATCATACCTTTTATTTATACTGCTAGCCACATCATACGGATCGAACCCTGCCGAACCCATAATCTTAACAATTTTATCAGGAGAATGGTTTTGAGCCAGCAACGCTTCTAAACTTTGATCAAAGTCGTACTGCCTTTTATCTTGAGGATCTTGGCTTGTTTGAAATGGATTTTGTAAAGTAACTCCGTTCATGCTTTAGGTTTTTATTAAAAAGATGCGCCTGCTCCGCTTCTTCCAGATAAAGTTTGATTTATCATTTCAAGTAATTGTTCTTCTGTTGTTATGTTTTCAGCCCTTATAAGCTGTTCAAGCTCATCTTGTCCAATATCTAATCTTCCTAAAATTGTCTTGGTCTCACCAGTTAATCGGTTCCAAATATCTCCCACTTGCAAAAGATCGTCTTCTTGCGTAGTATAAATAGGTGCATCTGGATCTACATTGGCTGGAGTCTCTTGATACTGTTGTTCTAAAGCTTCATCTAATATACGTGTATTATAAGCATCAAGTTCTTGGCCTAATAACGAAAGTGCTATAGGGTCTTCCGCAAAGAGCTTATTAAATACCTCTCTAGATAACCCTTTGCCATCTTGTTCTATAGTTATGGTTTCTGGTGTACCACCTTTAGTAAACTCTTCAGTTTCTCCAGTAGGTTGTCCAAGTCTTTGAGCTTGTTCGAGAGTGTTAGCAAGTTGAACTACATTGTTTTCATCTACATACTCGTACATAAGAACTTTTTCTTCTTTCTTAATTCTAGCTACTATACTCCCATCAGTTGGGTTAACATTAAACCCATATATGCTATACTCACCACCCTCTACATGAACGCTACCCTCTACATCTATTGTTTCAGGTATAGAGTATAGATCAAAAGTCTGTCCTTGAGATGTAGCAGTTAACCCTCGCATACTATACCCCTCTAAAGATTCTTGCTGAGTCTTTAAAGCGGCATCTTCTTTGGTTTTTATATCTTCAGGAGAGTCAAAACCAAACTTAGATTCTTTTACAAATATTTCCCTACCCTTTTCTATTACTTCATCTAAAGTCTCTTTACTTGATTCGGTGTTGAAATAATCAAAATTTCCGTTTATAAATGCTTTTCTTTCGTCTTCATCGAAGGGGGATATAAGTTCTCTAGTCTCTAAAGTATTTAATACTTCACGCCTATGTACAGCTCCGCTACTTGTTCTGTCCCCAGTTCTACCCACTTGCATAATAGCGTCATTATAAAGGCTTTCAGCTCTACTTCGATTCCAACTACCGTCTTTAAGTTTGATTTTATCGACTACTGTTTGTGTCATAGCCCAATCACTAATAGAACCAACAGTAATTTGCTCTGTTTGCAAATCAAACATAGAATCGTTTAAAAAAGCTTCTATGTCGGTTATTTCTTTTAGGACGTTATCTGTAGGATCTACAGCCATAAGCCTACCATCAACAACCTGAATACCACCCTCAAAAGGATTGTGCCATTTATTTTCAGAATTTGCCACATCAGAAACTTCAGGGATAACGTATTGTTGATCTGCATCCAACCCAGCGTTTAGAGCGTCTATATCGGCCCCTGTAGCGTGAGATGCATTTTCAAAAAGCTGACGCTTTTCAGATATAGAAGTTTCTCTTGCTACAAGCATATCATACTGCTCTTTAAAATTAGCTATAATTTCTTGAGCTTCAATAGTATTATTAGCTTCTTTTATTTGCTCACGAGCATCATCTGCTAGTTGAGAAAGAGCATCTGACATTTGACCTGTTCCTGCAGAAGAAACATCAAATTGAGCTATTTGATTCAAGTCATTACGCATATACTGACGAGCATTCTCATACTTCAAATAAGCTTGACGCCTCTTTTGCTCCATGAGAGTAGAGGCATTTAATATAGCAGAAGCTGTTGTTGTTGCTGTTTGCTGCTGTTGAGCTGCCTGCGCTACCTGTGCTTGAGGGTCTATACCCTGAGTGAATGTAAATCCTCCGCTAGCCATTATGCTTGGAATTGCGGTTCAGAAAGAAGATCCTTAAGATATTTAAGAAGCCCTTTAGCATCACCTTTGTTAATTAAAGCCTCCATATTGTCTGATTGATCAGGATTAAACACTAACTCTCCTCCAGTTACCTCCCCTTCTTTTATACCAGTGTCTTCGTCAATAATAGCCTTTGGATTAGTTTCGTGAGAAAACTCTCCGTTTGTTTTCATACCCTTCCTTGCAAAATCTAATTTACCTCCTTTTTCGACATTGTTTGGGTCATCTTCGTTAGTGTTTGAACCACCATCGTTTTCTCCGTATTCTGGATTAAATAACGCACTAAATGCTGTAAGAGCTGTATTTATACCCTCTTGTGTGGCTTGAGGGCCTGCTTGCGCTTGAGTCAACATAGCTTGCAGCTCCATTTGTCTGCCCGCTTCAGCGCCTTGAGCGCCTCTTAGCATTTCCATTTCGCTTAACGCAGCTTGCCTATCTAATCCCGCTTGTTCTAAATCAGCTATTGCTTTATCTGCACCAACCTTAGTTTGCAGAGCTGTAAGCTCAGCTCCTTTCAAGTCGTCTTCAATATTCCTAGAAGAAGTCTCAGCTAACCCTACTTGCCTTGGATCACCGCTTTGAATAGCAGATACTATATCGCCTCTACGCTCTTGACCTCTCCGCCTTGTATCCACTATAAATTGTTCAGCAGCTTCTTTAGTATCCGTTGCTAAATCTCTTTGAGCTTGAGAAACATCATACTTTCCAGAACGAAGTTCTTTAAGCATAGCTTCATATAGCTTCTGGCCTTCTGCTGATTGTTCTGCACCTTCCGCTTCTAAAACATCTTGTCCAGCCGTATAAGCATCTTTAGATGCTTTTTTCTGAGCAAGGCCTGCAAGAAGAGATGCAACTCCTGCCATTGTTTGTTGGCCTCCTTCTGATTGGGCCCAGTCTCCAAAATCGCTCATTTTACAAAAATACTAAAATATTACTTATTATGATCTAAACTTGTAGGTGAATATTCTACATTTAAGGCATACACCTCAAAATCGCCACTACCTAAAGATATAACAGCGTCAGCATATTGACCTTTAGGAGCTTCACCATTAACTCCATTATAGCCAAAAAATAATCTGTCCCCTACAACAGGGTTCATACCTGCAGATCTTACTATTAATCCACCATTATAATATATAGGTAAGTCAACATATTGTGGACCAAGTTGAGTCGGTAATTGCAATGGGCTAGTTGGAATATTTCTAAAATTCTCTATATTTTGTTCTCTAAGAAGAAATGCCCCTTTATGACTAAGAGGAACAGACTCTACTGAATCTAACTTTACATATAGTAATTGATCAGAAATATTTTGCGGATACCCTAAAGCTTCAGCTTCCTCTAAAGATATTTCATCACTATCATCATACAGCCCTACAACAGACTGAACTTGACCTATATATTCTATATTAGACATAGTTCTTCTTTCTTCTTCTGGAATATTCCCATATACTATCCCGCCTTTTTCTCTTAAAGAACTTATAGTTGTGTTTTTATCTACAGCTTGAGTTCCACTACGATTAACTACAAACGTATTTAAACCAGATATAACAGAAGGGTCTCCACTCTCTATAGAAAAAGATTTGAATTGTTTGTTAGAAGAGGGCTTATCGTTAAATGTCACGCCTATAGTAGAGGCAGCTTGAACTCCGTAAAATCTATTATTGTCAGATGAGCTTTCGTCATGTTTGTATAAAACTTGATTATTCATAGAAGTTCTAGGTGCTGACACCATAAAATTTCTTATCCAGCCCATACAAGCAGAAACAAAACTATATCTAGTAGTCCAAACATTTTTACTGTTACTAAAAGCTATTGTTCTTTGCATGTTGTTATATATTTACCGTGTATTTTTCTTGGTTATCTGTATCATAAGCCTCACCAAAAAGACTTATAAAAGTTAAGAAATCACTCTGGTTAACCTCTCCTGTTCCTGAAGCATCATACCTTGCTTTTAGGAAATCATTGTTTCCTGCAATATTACTTAGTCCAGCTAATAGGTCTACAAACTGAGACATGCTAATACCATCGTTAGCTAAAATTTCCTCTAAAGTTGATGAAGTAATTTCACCACCACCATTCGTATTAACATAACTTTGCAGCATATCTACTATAGAACTACCAAGATACCCACGAGCAGCAATTTCCTCTTGGTTCATTAAGTTTCCTGACGAATCATACTGAAAGTGTTCAGTACCAACACCTGCTGCAGCCGCAAAAGAATCTGGATTCATTCCAGCAAAAATATTAGCTAATGTTTTAACGTCGTTGACAGCATTTGCAAAAGCTTTTATTTGAGCTCCATTATCTAAATTTGGATTCCCCCAAGCAAATGGTTTTACTCTTTCTCCTTGAAGGTTGTTAACCTCGCTAGAGCCTTCTTCTGAAAAATACCCAAATTTTACACCTTTAGGATTTATGGTAGTAGTAGAATCACCAGAATCTGAAAAGGCTAACTGAAGGTCTCCAAGGTGACTTAAAGCCGTATTTACTCTATTTACGGCGGTGTTAATTCTTTCCGCAACACCATCAAATTCTAAATTATTTACGTTTGCTTGAATGTTTGAATTAGCTACATTTACTGTACCGTATCCAGCATGAAGTAACTGCATATCTAATTGAACTAAAGCACTTCTTAAAGCAGAAGCCTCTAAGTCTAGCTGAGTTTGTAGAGCAAGATTTTCGGCAGTAAGCTCGTCTATTGACTCCTCCGCCTCCGCAGAGAATGTCGCTTGTTGTGCAACAAGAGATTCTAATAATTCAATTGAAGATGCTGATGATGCTAAAGCGTCTTCCAGATTTAATATTTGACCCTCTAAAGCGCTTATGTTTTGTTCATAACCCGCTACAAGAGCTGTTGCTTCTGCATTAGCTAGAGTTAAAGCTGTTATTTCCGCTGCTTGGACTGCAAGTGATTCTTGCATAGCTGCTATTTGAGCGTTTGCACTTGATAGCTGATTATTTAAATCGGCTATAGTCCCTTCAGCTACTTGAGCAGCAGCTTCTAATTCAGCTATTGTCTCAGCGTCTATATTGACTTGATTCTGTAACTGAGCTATTGTCTCTGCATCAAGTCCAGCTTGAGCAGCGTATTCCGCAAGTTGAGCGTTTAAATCAGTTATAGTATTACCATCCTCATTAGCTTGAGTTTGTAGCTGAGCTATTTGAGCTAATTGATCTACTATCTGTTGATTAAGTTGCTCTATATCGGCTTCATTAGAAGCTATGTCAGTCTGAAGCGTTGCATAATCGGTTTGCAAGACATTATAATCAGACTGTAAAGTATCATAACTAGACTGAAGGGTTGAAAGACTTTCAGTTAGTGTAGCGTTATCTACCTGTAAATTAGATATGTAATTTTGTATCTCTTGAGCAGTGTCTATAGAAGGGTCGTCGATAACGGAAGTTATTGTGTTAATAATATCTACAATAGCATTGTTTTCTATAAGTGCAATAGTTTCAAAAACCTGCAACATAAGCGGATATGTTACTGCATTAGACGAAACTACTTCTTCTGGTTCCATAATGCCGCTACCATCAGCATCTAAACCATTTAAGTAATCCAATTCATTCGTACCTGAGAAGTTTTGATAGAACTGCTGTAAAGGCGGAGGTAAAATCCCTTGAGGGAAGAGTGTCTCTCCATCAGTTGTTTGTAATGAAGTTATAGCTTGAATAACATTGTACAACTGCTGCTCTAAAGAATTAATAGTAGTGGTGTCTTGGAATACAACACCTCCACTAGCTGCTCCTGTTGGATCATCAGCATCTTCAGTATATTCAATAGAAGGTTGATTATATACACTTAATATAAATTCATCTTTTATTGGGTCATAACCTCCTACAACCTTAACCACACCTTCATCATTAATAGCGCTATTAAAAAGATCCCTAAAGAAAGACCTCATACCTGTATTAGAAATAACATCTATTCCTGTCGATGAATTAAACTTATAAACCTCCTTGCTGCTTTTGCTAGCAAAATAAATATTTGGCCCAACAACACATACAGATTCAGGATTATTGTCACACCCATATTCACCAGCATAATACCTTTCCGTGCCAAGAACTTTTGTTGCAGCTATAAGTGACTCGTCATTAGAAGCTGTCGTTATTAAGTTTCGATTTACTGGAACTGAACTACACCTACTAGACTGTATAACAAACATAGAGTCTTGTTGATTAACCATGTAGTTTATGTTACCGTATTCGGCAGGCATGTCTTTAAATTGCATTTTTGCAGGATTAAAAGACGTAAGAGTAAACAGCTTTGACGCTGGATTATTTTTTTCAGAGTACGTAATAGAAGATGAACGGACAACCTCTTGAGAGTTAGGTACTATAATCTTAAGCTTTCCCTTATCAAGAACATCTGAACCTCTTACAAAATCGCTAAATGCTTGTGTCTCTAAAGAGTAGTTTTTGAAGTTTGATTCTGAAAAATCTAAATCAATAAGATTTGTAAACATTGCCCCGTCATGTTCAGCCATATTTACGGGTACGTGTCTCCACCATACATCACCACCAGATAAAGTTAAAAGACTGTCATGTTGAGTTATACTAAAAACATCGCCCGTTTCGTAAAAAATTAAATCATCTTCAGCTACAGCGTCAGCAGGGTTGTATATTTCTACAATACATCTTTTTCCCCAGTTGTGGGTCTGTGAATCTGGTTGATTATTTCCTGACTGTATATCAGCAAAAGAAAAGCCAAGTGCGTTAGGATTGTCTTTAACTTTAATAAACGTACCTCTTTTTGCTGGATGTGTACTTGCACCGTCTATTGCAGCTACATATAGAGGACTCATACTATCGTCAGGCATTTCCTGAGTGTACGAAACTTCAAATTCATAAATATCGGAAAGCCAAACTCTAGAGTCTAGACTTCCTGTACTATAATAAGATATAACCCTGAGCATATCTCCATCTCTGTAAGTATATGGAACACCACCTTCAGAAGCTCTTGCCCCAAAACTTTCGTGATACGCTATATCGCCCCCCTGTAAGTAATTTAAACCTACATAAAAATGGCCGCCACCAGATTCGTACATTCTAGTTGATATGTACGCCCCGCTAGTAGCATACTGTATAAACCTAGTAACAGAAGTATTCCCAGAATACACTATTTGGAACGTCTCTGCATCAGGAGGGGGATCATGACTCATTTGAATCTGCATTTCCACCTTACCTTCAAAACCTTCAGCTCTTTCATGATAAGCTGGGGAAAAAGCAGACCCTAAAGGCGAAACATTACTAGCTCTACCTCTAGAATCATAATAAACAATTCCAAAAGTATGATTTGCCGCACTTTTATAAGATTTAGAACCTTCTGCATAAAGCGTTGCATTATAAAACGAAAACTTAAATATATTGGCCGTAGAATGAGCTCTATCCATCCAGCTATAGGGAAATATATAGTTTGTAGTGTTCGGAATTAGTTGAAAATCACCTCCTTCAACTGTAATGGCTTCCCATTCGTAAAACACTGCAGGATTGCTAGTTTGTCCAGTTCGATAAAACATAGGCATCGCTATAACCTCATCAGAATTGCCACTTAGATTAGGAAGGTTAGAATTACTCAAGTTTGGCTTATGAAGAATCACATTATTGGAAACTATAGTTCCTAATTTATGCTCGTTGGCTGCACCTCCGCCAGCACCCGTTTGTTGAATATAAGCAGAGTTAGGGGTTAACACTCCATTAGGAGTAAAACTTACCAAAGGGGCGCTCCCTAAATTTCCTACACCTTTTATCATAGCGATATTAGATGACCAGTTAAGATACTGTGTTGACCCCTCAGGGGATGTAACTATTTGACAATCATCGTAAGGAGAAACCCAGATAGGTAAAGGTGTTGAAGTAGGTCCGCCGCCAATCCCCCCTTCTCCGTCCATAACGCTAAACTGAGGAGGGCCATTCACACCGTCTTCAAAGAAGGGATAATTCTCTTGAGAATAATCAAGATAACCTCTCCACCACTTAAAACATCCATCAGTAGGCCCACTTGTGTCACCACCTAGAAACTCGTTATTTAAATATGAGTCAAATTCTTGAGCTACAAGTTCAAAAGGCCCATAAGGTAAGTTCTGAGCTGAGTTAAAAGTCATGACTTCAGAATTGTCAAGAACTGTCCAAGGGCTAGAAGATAACAGCCTTCTTTGGCAAGTCATAGTCTCTACATCAGTAATTCTTTTTACATAAATTCCTATCCTTCTCTTACCAATTTCTTCATCCCATCCAGAACCTTCACCTATCCAATTGCCGTGACCAGAAGCTGTGTAGCTTTCAGGTAGGGGCTGATGATATGCTTCATCTAGAAAAAATCCTAATTCTACAGTAGCTTTATTTATTATAAATGCTCCAGCTAGATTTTGAAGGGCATTTTTAGTTTGTAGTTCTTGAGAATCGCCTCCTACCATAACTATAAGCTTACCAAATGGGTCGCCTTGATTGAAGCTGTCTTCATGCTGTAAACCTAAATCATAGCTGTAAGTAGAGTTAATCTCTGCTTCCAAAAGTTGAAACGCATTATTTGAATATATCGTTGGGTCTCCAGTAATGATATCAGCTAAAAATTGAGAAACAGCCTCTTTGCTATTTGAAGCTAAAGCTTTTATTTTTATAGAAATGCTTATTTCACCTCCCTGCACTATTAAAGGGTTAGCTGCGCTGGTTCCGTATAAGCATTCCATAGACCCTTCAGCAGAGTAAGAGTTTTTCCAAACTTTATTAGCCCCTGCGTCTTGTACGCCGTCATCGCAAACAGCAGGCAAACAAGGCTCAGCAAGGCCATAGTTACTTTCCGCCTGAACATCAAAAACTAGATCCTCAAAATCCCCTCTTATATACTGAAAGAAGCCGTCAACCCTACGCCCCTCAAGCTCAAGAGGGGTGTAATCATAATCGCTTTCAAAAACTGTACCTGCAGAGGGTCCAAAAAAATCTCCTAGTTGATTGGTTTGGTGATAACTGTTAGTTGAATCATATATATGCCAATTTGTGTCAGGTATTAAACTGAAAGAAATTGATACTTCGTCCCCAATAGCAATTCCATCTTCAGGCATTTCGTAAGGATTAATAACAAAAGCGCTATTTTTATTCCATGAATTAGTTACATCATTGTCGAAATCGTCGAGATTTTCCCACATACCGTCTGAAGTTAGGCTAGCGCTAAGACAAGTTGCTGGTTCAATTTTTATCTCATAATTTGTAAAATCTGGAGTTCTCGGCAGAGGTACGGCATTAATTGTAGCTTCAGTCTCAACCTGATCAAATCCTTCTACATAGTTCCCATAAAAGAGTCTGTTATCTACAATACTTTGAGACTCTGCTCTTTTCGGTAGATTATCGAAATGTTTTATTTGATCATCTTGAGATATAGCAATATTTATCGTATCGTTTTTAAAATCATACACAAAAGGATTCTCTTGAGTAATTTGTGACGATTCTTCAGATGTATCTATCTCTTGGAATAGATCCATCATATCATCGACATTCCCGCCTGAAATTATAATTCCTTCTATTAATCCATTTATATAAATAAGGCTATTCTCCATCTCCGTAATCTCGAAGAAATTACCATCATTACCCCTTCTTGCCAGTATCTTTACTTTTTCAACTTCTGAAGTTATAGCTTGTGGAGGTACTGTTAATCTACATATATTATGCAGGTTTAGATATGGTACAGGTAAAACCCCTTGGTTTACATAAGAAGGAGGAACAGCTATATCAGATACAGTCGACATAGCGCTAACATTCCCGTCTTTATAAACAAGCTGATACGCAAATTGGAATCCATTTACATTCTTGAACTCGCTGTATGGTGTATCTGGATCTTCAACAAACTCAAATTCAATTGGCATAGTAGGCATTTTAGGACACGCTGTAATAAAATCTACAATGCCTGAACTACCTACAGTGTAAGTGGTAACAGTAGGGTCCCAAACAGCTCTTAAAACATTAAGCTTTCTAGGTTCGTTTCTATTATCTGTAAAAAACAACATAGGGGTATCTTCATACACCCTACCCCCAAATTCTCTTTTTTTCTGAACGTAAGTAATATCCCCTTTTACAAAACTCTCTGGATGAAAATTAAATTCAGAAGTAGCATATACCTTAAATACAGATTCTGCAGGATGAAAGTCGCTAAGATAATTTGTTGGGTCGTATGCATACACGCCAGAATCAGCAACATTAGAACAATAAACAAAAAAGTATATAACATCATATTTATTGTCTATAACCTTGCCGAGCACTACTTTGTCAGAAGAGTCGTCAAAAGCTCCAGAGCCATCCAACAACACATTACTTTTTACAGGCTTTATAACGCCTTCATTACCTGACGCTCCACCTCTATCATCACTCCATATAGAAACATTAAGCGCATCAAACATATCGTCTTTACGCCTAACCTTCGAGTCTGAAGAGTGATCTAATTTTCTTGGTACTACCTTACTAATCATTAATACTTAGGTGCTAACTTAAAGTTTTTACGTATAGTTCTTAATGCTTCCGTTTTGCTAAAATTACTTAGTCTTGCTTTAGCTTTTCTTCTTTCGTTATAATATTCTGAACGAGCCCTTGCTTTTTCATTTGCTGGGACTGTTGATTTTCTTTCACATATTTTATAATACACATAACAACGAAGAGCCTCCTCAGCATATACATGTATTACTGGATTTGTAGACCTTGCTTCATCTGCTATATATTCTATTATAACTTCCGCAGTACTAGTGTTCGTATCTATCTCTATCCTGTTTTGATCTAAATTAATTCTATAGTCTCCTGCTCTTTTACCCCCTCCAATACCGTATAATCTACCTAACCCCCCTTGATATAGATAGTTTTCAAAAATATAATAATCTAAATCCCCGCTATCTGCATTACCGTTAGATGTGCTTGTTTTGTCATTCTGTCTGTCTAAAATAAGATTAGCCGTTATATCTAAAGGCCCTTCTTGACTATCAATAGTTTCATTAGTGGCATCACCAGCAGCATCAACTTCATACTTCCTGCTATAATTTATATGTTTATTTTCACCTAAAGTTCTTATAATACCGTTATCATCCACTATACCTATTTTTACTAAATCAACATAATCGTCAGGTAGCGAAACAGTATTAGTTGACGTATCTATTGACAGTTTTAAAGACTTGATTCTGCTGGTTACGTCAAATCCAAACTCCCTAATACCTCTTAAAGCAAAATTTCTTATAGCAATATCCGATGCATTAGCGGCATAATCATCACTATCCATAGTAATTTTAAAGTCACCTATAATATCCGTTAAGGTAACATAATTCATTCCCGATGACGATACGTCTTGATATGCCATTATTTAATATTTATTTCTTGCACAGTGTTTGCAATTATCATCTCATCTCTTAATCTTATTCCGATCATTCTTGCAATTTCTGCTATAATTTCACTTTTGTAATGTTCTGGAAGTTCAAAATGCCTAGAGCTATTAATGTCAGGCACTATAAACCCATCGTCTAATTCTGTTGATGCAACTAATCTAGGGCCAGACGTAGTATCTACATCGCCATAAGCAAATCCACCAACATTAGATGCATACTTTGAAGCTGGTTGTCTATAATATGTTAAAACTACAGCGTTTACATCAGAGGGAAATACTTCTATATCTCTTGATATAAGAGCTACAGGATATTCAGTAGTAGGGGCAGATAAGTTACTCGATAAAATAAGAGGCATTTTATCCGCATCATGCACTAGTTCAACTGGGAAAAAGCCTGTTCCATCTGCAACATGAATTGAGATAATCCTAAATACATCCGTTGGCTTGTTAAACAAATTTGCTTCCGTATAGTTAGATCCTACTTGATCTGTTTCAATAGCCTCTTTAGTAACAAAAAGTGAAATATCTTCTTTTACACCCCTGTACATTGAATCTTTACCAGCAGCATCAAAATTACTTTTTCTAAGTTGTTTTGTTACGCTTAGTTCCTTAAACATTTCGTTAAAAACATTTTGCTGAGCGATTTCTGCAAACGTGTTAAAAACCCTTGGTGTAACAAATCCTTTTTGGTCTTTATTACAAAGGTCTCTTACAGTATTATAAACCTCTATTACGCTGATCATATTACAAATATACAAAAAGAAAAAAGGCCCCTTTTGGGGCCTTTCTGTTAAGCTAATTTATCTAACCTTTCTTCTATCAAAGCAAGGGCGGAGGCTCCTTTTTCAGTTAAGCAGAATCGAACCATAGTATCTATAGGGTCTTGACCTACTGGAACTGAGATAATTAGTTGATTTGAATCAAACCAATAAACCCCATTAGATTTCATATTTAATATTTGATAGTCTTTTGCTTGTTGAATAGTAGACCTGCACGAAACCTGCGGCGAGTCTAAAGACTGTAAAAACTCTTTTGTTTTAGATTTTGCAATCCTTAAAAGGTTGTACCTAATATCTGAAACAGGAGCGTTTATATTAATACCAAAGTATATAGCCAAAGGAAGCAAGTCATTAATATCTCTGTCTCTAACTATAGAAACAGCATCAGTAAGTAAAAACTCCCTTTCAAGTTCTAGTTCTGCATCTTTTCTTTTATCGACCTTTCTAAAGGTAGTTCCACCATTTGCTTGATTTGCTGGATGCATTTCCATAAACTTTCTAAGATTAGGCTGTTCTTTTGATACAAACAACTTAGCATCTCTAAAAGTAACGGATTGTTTTAAGGCATTGTCAGATTGTTCATCTACATAAATAGAGGGTTCATTAGGACAATACCTAATCTCTCTAATTGTATCCTTATCAGAGTCATAAACAGTTACTCCTTTTTGAGGTAGCATATATGCTATACCCCCGCCTTTAATGATTTCAAACTCACAATGAAAAACTTCTTTTTCTTGCCTTTTTATAGTTCTTTTTTTAGGTTTAGAATGAGATTTAGGCTCTTCTTTAACCTGAGGTTCTACAATTACTGTTTCCTGAACTACAACAGGTTCTTCAACCTTTGTTGCTTTAGGACTTTCAGTAGCCCTTCTTGTTTTTGTTTTTTCCATAATATTATATTAAATTAAGTATTTGTCTTATATAAACTAAAAAGATCTTTTGCAAGCTGGGAAGACCTATCAGACCCTATATCATGCTTTATAACGCCAAATCTTGCTAAAAACCCATTCCATTTACCTGCTCCACCAGAGGTATTGTCTTTTACAGTGCCTAACACCTCTATCAAAAGGTCGCCATCAGTCCTGTAAGGGTCTGTAGCATTCATTGTTTTATCTCCCTTTCCTTCAATAAACGCTATAATATTTCCAGTTCTATCATGTAGATACATGTTATTTTCCACATCCCTTCTAATAATAAATACCTCTGCATTTGATTTGGTTGAATCGTTTCCAACATATTGATATTCTGGGAACTCACCATATGAAGTTCCATTGTCAGTATTATTAGCCATTGTAGTAGCTACTGCACCTGTCATTCCGCTATGCCTTACAGAAAAAGAACTATTTAGTTTTTCAACATTATTTTCATCTAAATCAGCGCTTTCAGGGTATTTACCTCCAAAGCCGAGACACTCTCCAGTATCATCACCATAAAGCGCCATTATGTGTGTTGAAATTCCTAAAACGCAATATAAAGTGTAATCATTGCTAACCCTTATAGCTGGAATGTCAAAATAATCACCTACATTAAAATGCGCTGCCTTAGTATTTATATCACTTGACGAAGAGCTAACTTCAGCACTAGGGTCAGCTACATTAGTGCTAATATTATAAGTAGCCCCACCAGTACCAGCATTAACCCAACTAGTTATTTCATCACCGTCTGCATACCCACCCAAACCTTCGTGGTTATAATCTACTAAAGGTAAATTTTCCCCAAAGTGAATATCAGCTATGGTGTTCTGGTAAATCTTCTTTTCAGAACCCTGACTAAACCTTCCGCTATCCATAACAATAGGACTTCTAAATATTTTAGATTTAATAGAATTAGAAGATTCTGGCAAAAACTGAGAAAAAGTAGATCTACCTGAAATAACGTCAAATCTCATTACTGTATCTTCGGAAGACACAGAAGAAATAAAACCTAAAATTGCTTCTATTAATGCATTTTCTTCCCCTTCTCTACAAGAAACTGTTACTGATGATTTCTTTACAGCGTCTCCAGTAAAAAGCTCGCTATAATCATATAAAGACGCATTATTAAATGTTATGTTTACTGCCCCTTTTAAAGCAGTCATAAAAGCTAAATGATCGCTGGATATAGCAAATACGCTTAAACCAGCTCCTGTATTAGAAGAATCAGAGCTACTTGGATTCAAGGGCTCTCTGTTAAACAGGAAGAATTTTTTCATTTTACTAAAATACGTACAAATATACAAAGAAATAAAAAAGGGGCCGAAGCCCCTTTCTTTGTTGCAATATAAGATATATTATCCTGCGTCAACCAATGTGATTGCACCAACAGATTCAATATCAGAGTGTAGATAGTCACCAGTAACATCATCACCAACTACAAGGAAAGTTTCCTTGCTGTGAGCAAATGCTTCAACAAGTCCTTTCCAAACAGCTTTAGCGTTGTTGTCTGTAGTGATATTCATAACAATGATGTCAAAATTCGCATCGTCACCAGCAGTGTCGTTTTGAATTGATTCAAATGCCATTGTGAATAGATCCTCATCTGCAGTAGCGTCCATGTCGCCAGCTGCACCCATAGAGAATCCTCTAAACTTGCTTAATGGGTAACAAACAGAGTCTTGACCCTGATCGTCATCTCCAGCAGCAGCTACAGTTCTAAAGTATAAATATTTTTCAGCCATAATTTCTAGTTTTTTATATGTTAATATTATCCTTTAATAAGAACGTGTTGGTTAGCAGCACGAGTCACAAGAGCGATCTCTGAACGGTAGTGGAACGTAGCAACGTCACGACCAGCATCTCCATTGTTAGTGTGTCCTAAAACACCACCTCCAGTTACCCAGTGCTCCATTTCACGGTTGTAACCGTTAGCCTCTTTGTAGTACATAGCTAGAGCAGGAGCTTTCACACCTGTACGAGCATCAGCAACTTGAGACATTGGAACCATAGCTCCCTGTAAGTAGTTAGACGCACCAAGAAGAGTTGGATCGTTTAGAAGCTTCCAGTCATGCTTGTGGAAAGTGTATCCACCACGAGTGAACGACTTAAATCCAAGCTTAACAGCCATATCAGCGTCGTTGTTAAACGCACCGAACTGTCCAGCTAGACCAGCAGTAGTTCCAGTAGAAACACCGTGAGCAAGCATATCATCGATAGCTAAATCTTGCTTTCTGTTTACGTACATAGCGTACTCAGAAGTAGCACCATTCTTATCAAGTTCAACAATAATATCGTCAAACTCAGCAAAAGAATCAAGTGGGTTAGCGTTAGCGTTAGAAACTACGATACCTCTTGATTCAACAGCAGAAACATAGCCTTCTGAACCTGTACCGATATCTTGGTTTGCGCTATTACTAAACGCAGCAGACGTAGCATCAGTCCAGTCACTATCATTTCCAGTCTCAGCAAAAAGCATCATCATCTCACGACGGTCTTCAAAGCGCTTACGTGCTTCTTGTTCACCGTACATAAACCAACGATACTCACCGTTTCCGATATTAATCCATCCAATGTTTGTAGCCTGAGATCCGTTTACTTGGTAACGATCCTTAACAATCATGAATGGGTTTTGACGAACAACAACGTCAGTGTCTAGGAAGTGTGCTGGCTGCTCAGTTCCTTGCCCGTATAAGTTACCTAATACGATAAAAGAACGTGAAGTAGAGTTATTAGCTCCAGCAGTTGCACCATCTAAAGACGCAATTGTATAATCATCAGTTGTAAGAGGTGTTCCGTCAGCAAGAATAACAACGTAACGACGTCCGTCAGCGCTATCCATAAGGACATCGTTTGGACCTAGAGCAGTACCGTCAGTACCGTCAGCAGTTACGCTAATATTCTGTTGGTCTCCATCAAGACCGTCTGTAATACCAGTTACAAGTCTGTGGCGTCTTCCTACCTCGTGGTAACGAACTTCATCAGAAGTTCCACCAGATTGGATAGCCCCAGTTAATTTAAGGAATCCTGTGATTCCTTGATCACCGTAAGTTTCTACTAATTCAGGGATTACGAAATCCTTATTCTGATCTAATAGAGTACCTACTGTTGTATATGTTTCGGGCGTGGTTCTTAGATTCGCAGTAGCGCCATCTAGACCAGCAGCCGCAGCAGCAGTAGTAGCCATTTTTTCTTAGTTTTTAGATTTTAAAAGTAAGTTTTGAGGTATTTCCTCGTAAAATATTTCTCACCTGATCCGCCAACGGATTTTCATTTTGCGGTGTTGGAGCAGGTGTTTCTGTTGATACGTTAGCTGCATTACTCACTATGTTTCTTTGACCATCGCTCATCCCCTGCCTATATGCAGAAGAAACGATTTTGTCAATATTATCAACCACAGCTCTGTGAGAAGATAACGTATCATAATCCCAACTCCCGTCTTCACGGATGTAAGAATTAAAATACTTATCAAGATTTGCATTTTTCTCGATAAGTGCTGATTTATAATTGTCATCTAATCCAAAGACAAAAGTTTTATCGCCACCTAGGTCAAACTCTAGACCTGTCATAGCATCCACCTCTTTACTCATATCAGACACCCATTTATCAGTTATAACGCTTTCAGGTGCAGACTGAACTTTTTCAGGAGCCTCGTAAGATTTACGAAGACCTTCTATTCTTTCTTTAGCTTTCCGAGCATCAATCTTTATTTGAAGGCGAGACAGCTTTATCTCATCGTCCGTATGAACGTCGGGATCAAGCTTATATTTGCTCTTTAATAAAAGATCTAATTCGTCTCGTGTGAGATCAGGATATTCACCAGCCATGTTTACTCGTATTGCAGTTTCATCATCCATCTCAGATGTGTTAAGCTGCTGATAAGCAAACCATTCTTGTGGGCTCCTGCCTGTGTCTTCAACGAATCTGGCAATAGCCTCGATTCTTTCATCTAGAGCGCTCTGTTGAGGCTCTGACAAAGCATCTAAAGAAGTAATATCTCTACCTAGCTTCTCGCTTAGGTAATTAAAGACAGCTCCTTCAACATCTGAGTCAGAATACTCAATAGTATTTTCTTGTGGGGCAACAGTTTCCTGTTGAATATTTTCTTGTGGAGGCTGTTCTTCGGAAACAACTGCTGGTTCTGGCTGAGCCTCTACAGCTGGTTCTGGCTGAACATCCTCTTGAATAGACTGAGACTCCTGTTGAGGAGCCTCTTCTGTTGTAGTTTCTTGTGGTGCGTTCATAGACGCAGCGAGATCTTCGGGTGAGTTGAAAACTTCAAACCCTCCGACAGTTTCTTTATTTTCTTCCATTATTATTTAATTATTAATATTCAATTTAGTATTCTACATGAAGGTGGATCTTCACGTTAGCCGTTCCGTCAAAGTCTGGTGCTCCTGCATGAACAACCCCACCTGCAAATAAGTCTGTGCTTCCAGAATCACCCTTAAGTATCAAAGGTATAAATAGATTTTCACTAGAATTAGCTGCTTTTTGTGATGAGCCAGAAGGATAATACAAAGCAGTAGTATCTATAATATCATTGTCTAAACCTCCAGCATCTGATAGAGTTAAAAACGACTGACCGATATATTGATTAGAGGTAAAGTCTGCATGAGCAATATTAGCTGTAGCATCTAACGTACCTAAAGTAACTTGTGTATTTTTTTTGAAAAACAAAATACCAAGCTTAGTATCATCCTCTCCAGCACCGTTAGCAACCTCCATATGAATACTTAAAAGTTTACATGCCCTTGCAGGAATCTGAAAAGATGTAAGATTAAAAAATACATCACCCGCTGCATGAGCTCCGTCTACCGTTGTTGGTTCTATTGTTATAATATCAAATGCCATGTCTTTATTTATTAGCTACCACCGTACTGGTTAGCTGAATTATCATTTCCGTATACCCCGTATTCAATAAGTTGATCTACTTTCGTGCCATACACCTCGTACTTCTTCGCTGGATTAAGTGGAATGAATGCAAATTCACCACCACCTATTTTGGCAACTTCTCCAGTATCAGTATCATTGTGTATGTAGATGTAATTCTCTAACTCAACGTCTAGGTTTTTTATATATAAGTAAGCTCTGTCGCTACATTGGTTAGCAATATATACAGCTAAGTCATTAGTGTCGGCAGCCGTACCTTTTACTTTAGCCCGTATTAAGTTACCACTATCTACTGTCATATCCTTAGATATAGACAGAGCAAGATTTGTGCTCAATACATTAACAGACTCTATATTTAAACTAACACTTAATGTAGCCATTATTCGTAAAATAAAGCATACTCTACAGTGAACGCTGTAGAAACGCTTGGCTGAAGTTTAATGTCGTTAGTGTCTGCGTTAGCTTCCCAAGGGAAGAAGCACCAATCACCAGCATATAGTTTACCCATTTGCTCAGAGTTAATCTCTATAGTTACATACTCTGTAGCTACCGTACTTGTATTCTTGATATAAACTTTATGAGATCCATTTCCATAAGCATCTCCGTCAAATAATGTGTATTGAGAACTAGCAGATGTAGTTTTTCTTGCTATACCAGTAGTTTGACTTAAACCAGTTACTGTTCCAGCTTTAGTTAGTGTTGCCGTCGTAGACAACGATAGAGCGTCACCTGTTAGGTCTGCGCTTGATAATGTTAGTGTTGCGGTTGTTGTTGCCATTTTGAATAGTTATTTACTTGCAAATATAGTGATTATTTCTTTTTAGTTTTTTTATCCTTACCAGCTCTAATCTTAGCAGCCTCTCTTTTACCAAAGGCACTTTTAACACGAGCCATAGCCCATGCGTGTTGAGACACTTTAGGTCTACTTCCAGCACTCATATAAGCAGCAAGGCCTCGTTTATACACTTGTTTTTGTGCGGAGTCAAGACTGGCATAGCCTTTGCCTTTAGTTTTACCTCCTTTTTTAAGCATTTTCATAGCGAGTCTCTTTCTTTCATTAAAGCATCTAAGTTCTTTGGGTATGGTTTACCTTTTTTATATATAGCAGCAATTTTTTTTATAAGCTGTTCTCTACGTTTAGCGTTCTTACTACCTTTTAAATATTTTTTATTTACTTTCATTATCCTTTAGGATGTGAAGCTGTTTTAAAATTAGCTTTTTTTACTGCGCCTGCATGAGGTTTGTAATCACCAGCCATTAAATAATAACGACCCGCTTCTTCCATCCAGTGATAACCTTCAGGCGGGTCCACGGAAACTTTTTTGTTGGATATTTTTAACTTACCTCCTTTTTTATACTTAATAGTTTTCATTACCACTTTACTTTATTAGCCCAGTACGCAGCGCTCATTTTACCCTTAGCTATATTTTTTGCATGACGAGCCTTAAATGACTTACGCCTAGCTTTAGATCTTGCATCTTTCTTTTTACCCGCAGTAGTTACACCCTGCTGTCCAAATCTAATCAGCTTAATTATATCTCCAACCTTAGCTACAACAACATGCGACTTTGTTGGATGGTTAGGAGTACGCTTTGGTTTATTATATCCAGATACACCAGCCCTTTTTAATCTTGGATCTTTTTTTACCTTAGGCATTAAAACGCACTCATTATAATTTCGTCTACCGCTTCTTGAACCTCATCTTTCGTTGCCTCAAGTTGCATCATAATATTCGCCTGAAATCTCTCCACCTCTTCCCCATCGTTAAATACAATAACAGTAGGTACTACTACAATTTTATGTTCTTTTTGTAATTCAGGATTAGTAAGTATATCAACCCTCTTCCCTTTGCAATCACTCAACTCATCAATCCAATCAACACTATTTGATGAGTTAAAACTTGCGTTAAACTCAACGACGCATACCCCCGAATCTGGTATAGTCATACCAAGAGATGTCATTGCAAATAAACATATGTAAATTAAATGTTTCATTATTGAAGTTTATCTATTTTTTCTTCGATGCGGTCTAGGTCTTCTTTAAGCTCTGATACATCTTCTTGCGTAGTCATAATAGTCTGTCGGATTAATTGGTCTTTCATATCAAACTCCATACGTGTGACCTCTGACGGCAATGGCTCTGGCAACTCTTTTGCTTCTGCTATATCAGCTTGTAGCGTAAACCACATTCCTATTAGGGCTGCTAGCCCTGCTACACCCAACCCTATTGTCTTTAGGTCAAATGTTACTTTAGTATCTTCTCCAATTTGTTGTGCCATTACAATATTACATAGTTTAGTCCGACAGAGAAATCGTGCCATTCTCGATTCCAGTACTTATTGTACTTACCCTCTAAGAATACACCAAGACTCTTATTTAATCTCCAACCAAAGATAAGGCCTGCGCCGTAATCCAACCATTGGCCTCCTTCCGTGGTTTCGAAATAAGAATATTCGTCATCTGTCTTAAGGTGATAAGGCATTACACTTACCCAGTTGTGCATCCAAAATTCTTTGGAATATTTATAGTAGTCGTACCCAACAACTACAGAATAGTTCCATACATTAGGTAGCTCATTTCTTTTCTTAGCTACATAATCATCAATAACTTCAGGTATAACAACCTGCTCCCATACATCAACACTATTAGCTACAAGCTCGCCGTCTGGAGAAAAATATTCACCTGCTTGCACATCTATAGTGTAACCTTCTTGTATAGCGAGACTTGTGTAATGTATATTATTGTTTGACAACACCCACTCTTCTAAAGGATTATATCCATAAGGCTCAGATATACGTTGAGCCACTCCGATGTTAAAACTAAGGTGGTCATTTGCATTAAGTCTTAATCTCTGAGAGCCTTCAAAATATTCTACGTCAGCAAAGCCATCTTGTAGATACTCAACCTTAGCTATCCAGTTTTTTGCTACATAACGCAAGAAATAATCCTGATCAACAAAGTTCCTACCTTGCTGTCTACGCCAATCGGCTTCAAATAAAAATTCAAATCCTTTTACTTTACCAATAGTGGCTGCGTCACTGTATGATTTCTCTGTTCCGTCATAGAATACATTAGCTCGGTTCTCGTATCCGAATCTAGCAATTTTACGTACACCAGCTGTAAATGAATAATCAAAAGGAGTTTCTAATACATCAGTTTGCAACCCATTAGTCACAGAGTATATGTTATCATCAGCTATGGAGTTACCTCCACTAAACGCCGTATAGAATGTAGCAAACTTAAACGTCTTTTTTACAGTTTGTCCATTAGCTGTAAATGTTGCAAGAAGAAACACCCCTAACATTATTAGAGCATATACAACTGAAGTTAAATCCTTTTTTTCTGTCATCACACTTCGAATCCGAAATTCAATACCATAAATCTAAATGATTTACCAAAACTTATTTCTAAAACAGTAATAGTACCAAGTCTAAATGAAAGCTCGTATACTTCTTTCTTGTTGCCAGCATTCCAGCTGTTTATCCAATCTATTTTCATTATTATAAAATTATTTGATCATAAAAATTTTTATCTATATCCTTAATGGGATTTACAAAGTTAACACGACAGTATCTATTAATTTCTTGCCTCTTTGTCTTACTGTTTGTGACGCAAACATTAGCGGCTTGATAGCTAGCATTTTTACTCAATAGGCTGTCTATTCGTTTCTTAGTCGTTTTATTTGTTTTATAACTCATGATTTAATTATTTTTTTAATTGAAGTCCTATCGTTATTTTTTATAACAACATGATACAAACCTTTAGAAAGGTGTTGAAGGTTAATTCGCTTTTCTCTAGTTGCTGAAACTACGAGCTGTCCAAAAGAGTTATAAATTTCTGTAGTTACATCTAAAGACGTTTGTATGTTTAAAATATTCTCAACTGGGTTAGGATATACATTATATATATCGTGTATATCGTATATATCAGTAGGCCATCCAGCTTGACAATAATCATACAATTCAACACAAGCTCCATCCCAAGCGACTTCACAACAGTACGGATCAATATCTATAATCCAAGCATAGCATGAGTCATTTAAATAATATGGATCACCCGCCTCGCCAATACACCCAGCATCATACAAACAAGTACTGTTGTCAGGAGTGTTTGCTAACTCATTGTAATTCACTGCAGTAGGGTCCATGCAATCAACTATTACTTCAATGCAAGATTCATTATCAGTGTTAGCGTTAGGGTCATAATTCAAAGCTAATGGGTCCATGCAACCATATATAAAAGGAATACAGCTTTGATTTTCTGTATTAGCTTCTGGATCGTAATTAAATTGTGTTGGGTCTGTGCAGCCAAATATTACTGGTATGCACTCTCCAGCATCAGTAGCCAATGCGTTGTAATTAAATGCGGTTGGATCTTGACAACCTAGTACTTCTAACTCATCACATACACCATCGCCGTCAGAGTCATTCACGCAGCTATTATTACAATCATAGTATTGAACAGGGTAATTACAGTCAAAATTTGTATTAGCCTCTGCGTCATAGTTGCAGGCTGCTGAGTCTGTGCACCCATATATATAGGGGATGCAACTGTCTCCACAATAAGGGGTAAAACTATACGTGTGCCAATTTGGTGCACTAAATGGCTGCAAAGCCCCTTGGCCGTTATTTAGGAAAGGATTAGATCCTTCAGACAGTAAAGTGTCTCCAGCTTGATTGATAGCATATACAGAGTTGTGTAATGTTTGAAAAGCTAGTTCTTGTGCAGATGACTGTTGCCCTCCACCTTGAAAGTAATATATATCAACCTCCTCATCAGAATCCAGCATAATATCCCAAGATTGTGAAAACTGATTAGGGCCTACAGTAAATAACCATTGTTGATCTCCTTGAATTACACCTATCCCAGACATACCCCAGCCATCACCAGCGTCATCTTCTAAGATAATCTGTATGCTGCAAGGGCCGTTTAAGTCGTTTATTGTTGCAGTGCTATCATAGTTCATAGCTTCTGGGTCTGTGCAACCCCATGTGTGTAATGTCATGCAAGTATCTTGGACTTCGGCAAGAGGGTTGTAGTCTACATAGTCATCATCCATACACCCAACAACGGGCGGCACGGGCGGGCAAGGCTCTGTAAAAATAGCTCCAGAGTACATTGTGTTTCCATCATCAAATTCCGTAAATGCTAAGTCCTCTAATTCCCATATAACACTATCGCAAGCAGTTATAACACAAGCTCCATCTTCCCCCCCTGAAGCAGAACCGTTAAGGCCGTCTCCATACTCGTCTGTTAAAATTAACTCAAACCCTAAAGCAACACAAAAGTCATATGTGTATGTAACAAGCTGATCTCCAAAATCAAATTCTAAAGGTAGTACTTGGTGATAAGGTTGACCAGTAGCTATATCAACTAAAGTAAAACCAGTTTCACTAGGCCAAGTATCAAGAGTTAAATCCATAGACACAAGCGTTTCAAGCGAATCGCACTCTACAACCTCGCAGCTACCATCATCTTGATTGGCCCATGGATTGTAATTATCTGCAGCTTCGTTCATACAGCCAAGTAGTAGAGGCATACAAGGTGTCAATGTAAAAGGTATAGTATCTATAGCTGAATCAAACTCATAATTAAACTCTTCTAAACCGCAAGTGTTCGTAATACCAAAAAAACCTTGACCAAAGGAACAGCATATACCATCACCAAACGAATCATACATTATAAAACTGTAGTCTCCAGCAGGCAGAAAAACCATTGTGTTTGTTAATGTATTGTTCTGAAGCGGCGGATTTGTAGCTACAGTATTACCGTCGAAGTTTATTATCTCCCACGATGATTCTCCCCCATAGTTATCTGTTTGTATCGTTACATTTAACCAGCTTGCATCGTCTGGCTGAGCAAACAAAATAGAAGGTATTATTAAAAATAAAATAAGTGATATCTTTTTCATATTGCAAATATAGTTTATTTAAACTCCTATTATTTTGTCTATATTGGCTGTTGCCACCCCTATAACTCCATCTATGTTAGCACTAGATACTCCAATAACATCATTTCCATAACCCGCCAAAGTGTAGTCTATGTATGGCCTCGACGCTACATTGTTCGTGAATTGAAAACCAATCCTATGGTAATTGCTTGGTTCTACATTTAGATAATCGTAAGTGTAATTCATAAAGCAAATTATAACAGCATCATTATTTTTCATGTCAGCCCTTAAATCACTAGTGCTAGCTAAATCATTATAAGCAGAAATACTCCATCCACTAGTTATTTGAGAGCTGTAATCCGTAACATTTCCAGCAGCAGAAGCCCCAGTTGTCCACCCAACAATAGCGTCTATATCGCCAGAAGCCAAAGCAGTTCCTCCATCACCACCAAACGCTGTGCTTTTTACAGCGATAACACTGCCACCATTTTGCTGATATCCTCTTACTTTTATAGTGGCACTAGCTACTGTTCCTGTAATACCAGAGGTGTCAAAATACATAAACGTGCGTGTTACATAATAATTACTACCACCTCCTCGACTACCGCTCTTAATAGCAGTAGTAGCGCCGTTAAATTGGAGGTCGTTTGTATCAGGTGTCCCCCCAGACGTAATGTCTCTTGCAGCTGCCCACGAAGACTGCGCATTAGAAGAGATCCATCCGTCACCGCTATCAGTATTTACAACTGGCATTAAAACTGTTTTTTAGGAAGGTGATATGTATTAGATTGAAAATACATATTACTATCTGGGTTTACACTTATAGATTGATACGTAGTTCCATTTATGTACAAAACATCATCTGTGTCTGTATAATTATTCCACCACGTAACTCTTGTCCCCGATTTCGTAAAATTAGGGGCTTCACTTACAAATTTCAAAGCATTGTCATCCCCCCAAGTATCATAAAACACTCCATCGTAAGTAGATAAAGAATCTTTTACAGTATACCAATCTCCCTCTACTATAGTTACGTTAGGTTTATCAGCAGCCCAAGCTTTAGCTTTTTCAATCATTTGAGGGTGGTTCTCTACTATGGTATGAGACGATATAGAATTAGCTTGAATGTAATCTGCAGATATACCCATGCCAAATCCTATTTCTAATATATCTCCACCTCCTTCACAAACGTAATCAGCGGAAGCTTTCATGATAGGATCTTCCCAAGTCATCATTACTTGAAGCTCTGTGCCAAAATCGTCTGTGTAATACACTTTATCAGACTCAAATACTAATGTTTCGTCTATATAACCCATTACGCTATTTTTACAAACGTGCTGTCTGGATTAAGGAACATTTTTTTGCTACTTACATTAAAGGAATATCCAAGTATTCTCACAAATTGAGCAGAAGAAGAAGGAGCTGTAAGTGTAGCTTCTCCAGCCGTCGCAGAGGCATATACTATTGCTCCTTCAGCATCAGATCCTGCTGTATATGCAGAAGCTAATGTTACACTCCCTTTTATAATCATGCCGTCTGAAGAGTCTCCATTTCCTGCTGCTATTGTTGCAACACCAACTAATTGACTAACCATACTTGAAACATCAGCATCTATTGTTGTCCATACACCAGATCTTAAAACATATATGGCTCCAGCAGTAACGCTATCATTACTTATGCCATATAGTATTTCAGCACCAGTTCCGTAATCACCAGCGTTATTACCACTAATAGTATGTTTAATAGCTGTGGGGGTAATTACTCCTGTGCTCACATCGCCCGTAGTGTCAAACGTACTAGAACCTATATCTATATTGCCAAAACCAGAAGTTATACTCCCACCATTTAAAGCGCCTGTACCAGTAATATTTGTTTGATTCCCTACAGAAAGTAAACCAGCGTTAGTCATTGCTGCCGTCGAACCCATGGTAAGAGTACCAGCTACCGTAGTTGTTGAAGCAGTGCCGTATCCAAGAGTTACATCAACAATATCATTAGTTCCATGGCCAGTTGCAGTAAATGCATTTCTACCTTGGTGAGCAGGAAGTGAGTGATTAAAACTACCGTCACTAGCCATAACAGTCATTGACAACCTGCCAGCCTCATCTGAATCACTAGCATCTGCTATTTCCGCAAGAATGGTGGCAAATGATGTAACCTCATTGTTATCATTATCACCCTTAAAGTCTATCTTACCAACATCATCATTGTCTGCTCCTGTTGCTGTTTTTTGAAAAACAATTTCCGAACTAACAGCATCGGTATTGCTATTCGAAAGAGTTAAAACTGGTTTAGCAGAAGTTGAGCTTGCTAATGTAAAGTCGTTCCCGTCATAACTAGCATTAGCTTCAGCTGTAATAGCACTAGTTCCAGTACCAGTAAGAATAGCGTTATCTGTAAGGGTTGTAGCTCCTGTACCTCCGTCTCCAACAGCTAAAGTACCCGTAATAGATGATGCTCCTAAATCAACAGCTAATTCTGTAGACTCTATAACTAACCCCCCATTAGATTTTAAATCAGTGCTTACTTCTCCGCCAGCAATATCTATTCCGTCTCCCGCCGTTGCTGTAGCTCCCGTAGCGCCCGTCGCCCCTGTTGACCCTGTAGCACCTGTAGCCCCAGTATCTCCTTTAGGTCCTTTGCTTGTTACTGTAATACTAGATGAGGTTGGAGTCGTTACTGCAACAGAAGTTGAGCTAGAAGAAAAACTAACTGATGTACCACCAGTCGATGTAGCAGTAACACTATTTCCAGATGTTGTTGTAACGTCTACACTCATATGTAAAAATTAAAGAGATTTAGAAACGTCAGAATTAACAGTAAAAGTACCTTTAAGTATAGTTGTATGAGTATCTACCCCTGAAGTTGTTGGTTTTATCTGCTGAAGATCATAAACATATCTTCCTGCCTTTATGTTCCTCATAGTAGCAGGCGTAGCAGTAATAGTAACATTACCGCTATCATCAATAGTAAAGTTCTCAAACGTATTATCAACAGCTTTACCTAAATTCTTACTTCCTAATATAGGATTTTTAGATTTTTTATCAGAAGGCCATACCTGCATAAGAAACGAATAATTATCAGTAGACAGCGTAAGTGCCGTCCCAGAAGAATCTTTTAAAGTTAAGGTGAGTTCAAAGCTGTCTCCTTGACGGCACGTTATATCTAACCTTTCTGATACGTCTAAATTTACTTTACTAGCCATTATTGTTGTAATATATTTTGAACAGTTTCATCTAATTCTTGAGGTTCATCTAACTGCATGGGTTCAATTATTTCTCCACGTTGACCTTTTCTTTGAGATATCAACTTACTCTGTTCTGCAGATTGTTTTTTAACCCTAGAGTCTTTCCTATCCTCTTTAAGTACTTCAATTTTTTCCTTAAATTCTTGGTCATCAGTTTTAAAGCCTAAAGTAGCCTGCGCTCTTATCATCTCTATTTCTTTTTGCATTTCATGTCGAGCTTGAGCAACTTGTACTTCTAACTGAGATTTAAGCTGAAGTTTTTGTCCTTCTAACTCAGCTTCCATTTGCAACTCTTGCTGTCTTGCTTGAGAGGCTGCTTGAGCTGCTTCCTGAGCTTGCTGAGCTTGCAGTTGAGAGTTTTGACGAGCCACAGCTTGCGCAATATCCATTCTCTTTTTACGTCGAAGAATAAGAAGTCTTTCTGCTTGATTAACATCTTTAAGGTTTCTAATAGCTATAGCATCTTCTAAATCTATTTGCTGTTGCTGAATAGCCATTTGGATATTTTGCTCAAGATAAGCCCTTTCAGAATCCTCCATTTCTTTCTGAACAGAAACACCAAAATTAAACATAGGTAAATCGCTAAAAGAAGTTAAAACCTCCATGTTAGACTCACCTATAGCATTTTGATATATCCCCATGAGGACAGACTCTGGCGGGATAATCTGCAAACACTTAACAACATCCTCACAAACCTTTTTGAACAAAATCATAGCAGCATTAGTGATGTCATATATAGCGTTATTGCCCGCTGCTATAGCTTGCTGCTGAACACCAACTAACGCATCTCCCTTAGGAGTAGAAGCATCCATAGCCTCATTAATGCCTGTTGTATCTCTTATTAATCTTAAGTAGTGGTTGTATATAGCTATAAGTTCGTTAATGTTTCTTATACTATTTCCGATCTCTCTGATTGGCGGGTTTTGATGACCACCTTCTGGGTTTTTACTCCTGTAGTAAAACACTCCAGTTTGTTCGTAAATATCATGAAGTTCTAATGGCTGAAGCTCACCTCCCTTTCCAAGCTGTACATTCTCTAAGCCTTCAATATCTATAATTAACCCATCTGGCTTTGCTTTAGCTATAGCTTGTTGAATTTTCAAGTGGGTTATCTGAAGCATATCGGCAAATCCAATACAACTATCAACCATAGATTTAGGCATCATATTTCTGAAGTTTGTTGCAACAACAGAATAACCCATACGTGTTCTACCTATATCATGTATATTTCTCGGAACATTTGTTTTCATTCCGTAGTTAAATATATGCTTAGTACCTAAAATATAAAGACCGCCGTAGACAGTAACTATATCCATCCTGTGAGGCTTACGCTCAAAAACGCCACCTGTTTTTTCTTTATAGTTAAATCCTTCATAAAAGAAGTTCCTGTTACCGTATCTGTTTTCTTTTTCTTCAAAATGCATACAATCAACAGACATAAACTCAAAGTCCAATAACTCTACTGAATAATTATCATACCCGTAAACATTTTTATTCAATGAATTGTCATATTTAGTCATTGAAAATTTAGAGGTGTCATGAGATTTAGATTTAGCTGCAGAAGTAGCAATTTCTTTGTATTCTTCTTCTGTAAAAGATTCACCAGCTAAACGCTTTAATTCTTGAATAGTTATGGTTTTAACATGTCCAGCATAAACTAAATCATCAAAATTAGGGTTTTCAGTTTGACTATGTATAAAAGAACATGGGTCAACATAATCTGTCTTTATCCCATAGCTAGGATCATTTGTACGTCTAACAACACACATTCCTAAAGCAACTAAGTCATTTACACACCTTCTATATACACCATCATTAAAATCATTCCAAGATAGAGTCATATTTGTGCCTATCTGAGCAGCTATTTCAGCGTCAGTTTTAATATTAGTGTCTAGAAATATATCAGCTTCCTCTAAAGTATCTGGCAACGACTCTGGATCTTGATCTAAAACAAGCCCATTGGTATCCTTTTTAAGCTGCATTAATTGCTCCTTAAGCTCAACTTGAATTTTAATTCTTTGTTTTTGCTTATTCTTTTCGGAAGAAGATATAGGATCTACTGCCTCTAAATTTGGGTACGGCTCTCTTGAAAGGATTTTATTCGTTACTATTCTAGCAAACTTTGGGAGAATTGGAACTGGAGTATAATCTAAATTTACAAGGCTTCCATCAGCGCTATTAGGATCTAGGTTTGTTAAGATCTGCTTGTATAGATTTGTGTCTTGAGTTCCATTTGCATAATCCCTATTTCTTTCAAAGATGTTATTTCTTTTATTATATAAAGATCCTGCATCTTGTACTTTTCCCCACTGAGATTCAATAGCTTTGGCGTATTTCAGTCCATAAGCTTTGTTTTCTTTTACATGTTGAGGGGCTAAAGGGTCTGGAAAGCTGCCTGAACTTTTATTATCGCTTTTATACATCAGGGAATTGTGTTTGTGCAAATATACTAAATAACACGTTTTTAAGATATGGGCTTATATCTCCTAAAGAATTTCTTTTCAGCAAAATTAGATTGCTTCTTTTTTGGTTTACTTTTTTGAGCAGCCAAGAGCGCTAAGCCAGAACTTATAGTAAGGTCAAATTTAGTTCTATTATTTATATTAAATCCAATCCAATCCTCTAAAGTGTCATTAAAATACATCTTACCAATATCACCAGTTTCTCTATGCATACCTACATGATTATGAATATAAGCTTCAATAGCATGAGCATGAGCTTGGATAATATCTTGAGAGTTTGAAGGTATTCCTTTAGTTTTAACATTAACTCTAGAACTAGAAGAATTAAGGTGAGGCGGCCTATTCATTAAATACCCATCATAACCTCTTGATTCAAAGTACCTTGCAATACCATACTTATTGTTTTCAATTAAAATAGAGTATCCATAAAACACAGCAGCCATAAGAACGTCTTCATAAAATATTTTAGCTAGAGGCGGGCGGGATGCATACTCTAATACAAACATATTAGATGGGTGCTCCATATGAAATTTATTATAAAGATGTAGCGCTCCTTTAGATCCTCGACCATCAACAGTAGCATCAAGATCATAGGAGTCAACTCCCCCTACTCCTAGCTCTGCATTTGCTGGCAAAAGCTTACCTCTTTCATATGTCTTTTTATTTCTGAGCTCTGGCGGAGGCATCCAAGCAATTTTAAACCTACCTTTTGCATCTGGCTTAAAAACTACTTCAGTGTCTTTTTCACCATTCTTCCACACAAAATTACCTATTACTATAGGGTTTGGAAAAAGCTCATCATTATGGTGTATTTGCTCATATATCCTACCTATATTAAACAAACTACCGTCTATACTATCTCTAAAAGCCTCGTCAGTTGTAAAAGGAAACTGTCTTGTTACCTCATTTAATTCAGAAGGGTCGTCTTTTAAGCTTTGCCTTTCGTTCTTTAAATATGTTTTCGCTCCAAAAATAATATCTTCCCCATCTAAACCATCTATAACTTTTAAAGGGTCTTCTATTACTGGATTACCGTATTTATCAAAAAAACCTTCTAGCGATTCATATGCTGGAATAAACAGCCTATACAAACCTGTCCTAGTCCTCCCATTCGCATTCCTCTCCGTCGGATCTGAATCTCTCCACAGTTCCTTGTACTCTTTTCCACCTTTGTCCATTGGATTTACTGTGCTTCCTACGAGGGCCTTTCCTACAATTTTTCTTCCTACTATTAAGCATGTCCTCTGAATCCTCCATGCGTCCCTTATGTCTGTTGGTTTTTCCCATTTTCCTGCTTCGTCTAAATACAATATGTGTAGCTTCTCACCATCGTATGCGTTGTTAGTTGTGTTTTTCCAATTAATAACAGTATTAAGTGCTTCTCCTGTTTGAGAAGTTTTATTGTTTTTAGTTATTCGTTTTGACGGCTCCCTAAAAGCTAGCTCCATACGTGGATTAGTTGTACCGTCTTGTATAGGTTTAAAGAAGAATGGGTAGTTTCTAAACATATAAACCACCTTCTTCATAAAAATGTTTTCTTGGGCGTCCTTACCTGTCTTTGACTGTATCCCCATAAGCTTATCTTTAACCTGTGTAGCTTCATCCACAAGAACAGAAGAACATATATTGGTGTACCCAGAACGACGGCACTTAGTATAAAGCTGACCAATACAGCGAGGATCAGCCTCGCAAGCAGCCATATGTAGAAAGATTTCACGCTGAAAGTTAAGAAAGTATGGGTATCCAATATCTAACTTGGTCCACTGAAGCATCATGTAATGCCGCCCCGTAATATATGTAGCTGTGCCGTTGTTATAAAACCAAAAACCCTCACGCCTACGCCTAAACTCTTCCTCGATATATGGACGAAACCTCTCTCTGAACTCCCTTGGCATTTCCGCCCACTCATCCATAGAACGAATACGAGACAATTCCTTCGGCATAGATAACCTTCTCCACACTTGCATAGAGTCTGATTCTTTATGTCCGAAAATGTCTTTCTTCTTCGGCCTTTTTGGAAGGCAAATGAGTAACCCACCGAGTTCAATAATTTCACCCTCCGTACCGTTGGGACAAATCTTGATAGCAGGTTCGTCATATTCTTCTATGTTTAGTAAAACGCTCAACGCACCCTACCATATCTATCACTTCCAAAGCTAGCAATGCCTGTTTTAGGATTTGCTAACTTCATATACTTTCCGCAAGGGCATTTAATATCGTGAGTAGCCTTACCGTCGATTATTCTAATTACGACTCCAGTACACTCTACTTCATGCTCACAGCATTCACATTTATATTCAGCCATTTCATTCAATTTATTTTCTTTTAGATCCTTTTAGCCTAGACTTTTCACGCATCCCTCTATTCTTAGAGGCTTTCATTACCGTTACTTTACCACCTTTATGATGTATGTCTTTCCCATCTCCTTTTTTTACCAAACCCATTTTAAGAAGCCTTCTTCTACGTCTATTTCTAGCAGCTCTCCTTTTTTTCTGCTTTTTAGAAGATTGGAATTTTTTATATTCCTTTTTATAGTTTCTTTTTTTTACCTTCATAGCTACCGCAAGTTACGAATATTTCTTCTTTTATGTGTTATAGCTCTATGACAGTTAGCGCAGCGTGGCTCACACTTCTCTATTTCTTTCTGTATCGTTTCTGTACAATAGGATTGATTAGCCATGTCTGATATATTACCTTTCTTCTTTCCTCTAACATGATCAAATTCTAAAAGAACTGGATTGTCCTCTCCACAATCAACACAGGATAACAAGCTTTTAACAAAAGCTATGTATTCTTTGTTTCTTTTTCTTTGTTTTCTATTTCTTTTTTTACTACGATCCTTAACTTTTTGCTTGTTGGCTTCGTAGTGACGCTTTGCTGCTGCAGCTTGATCTTTAGCGTCTTTATAAGCCATTACTTAGAAAATCTTTCAGCGAACCCTCCAGTATAATCTTTAGCTTCGTTTATTTCTCCACTAGCTTTCAGATCTTTAACCATTTGTTCTAAGCGCTGCCTTTCTATGATTAGCTCTTTACAATCTGTAGCAGTCTGCTTAATAGACTGAAGTTCAGCTTTTCTAGCGCTACCATTAATATCTGGATCAACAGGTTTTTTAACCTCTTCTATCATATTGTCTATAGCAGCTTCCATACTTTTCATTAGGCGCTCAGAAGCAGATATAGTAGTAAACTTACTCATCTTCTTGATAGTCGTACACCCATATAGGTGTTTTTTCTCCTACATAGCTTCCAGCTACGTTGTATTCAAAATGCTCGATAGCGTCTTCCATGCTCATACCTTCTTCTACTAATATATCTAAACATTTAGATACACTATATACAGCTTTTGGCTCTACTCCAAATGTTACACCTATAACGGCATTATTAAATCCGTCGGCTAATAAACACTCATGATCCTCCAGATGCAACCACAGTTCTTTTTTATCAAACATTTTCTTCAATTATATACATTAAATCTTCTGCACGAGTTCGATAGTACTCAAACCCGTCTATTTTGATTCTGTAGTCTCTATTTTTTTTAAACCCTACGATGTCCCCTTTTTTTACACCTAACTCCTCTAACCAAGGTGCATCAAAAGCAACTTCTGCTCTGGTGGGTAATTTTTCATCCTCTGTGTTGATTACCTCTATAATATCAGAAACAACCTCAGCTTTCTGTTCTACTGGCTTTAATAGAGACCAACCTGCCAAAGGTTTTATTTCTCCAGTGTCTTGACACTTATATGCAATAGCCTGATTGTTTATGGTGTGCTTATCATCATATTTTATTAAATAATGATTATCAGAACCAGTTAAGGCTTGACCCTCATTAATTACAACTAGATGATGAAAATACAGAGTATCACCCTTTTTAACTCCTGTATTGTATTTACGGGGGGAGCATACTACTGGCCCCTCAGTAACCCTATGTTCAAATTCATTAAATCTATTATCTACATAAAGCTCTAAACCAGAATCGGTTTTAATAGTGTCGTTGATCTTTTTTTCTAACTCGACAACGAACAAGTGTAAAGTTTCCATTTATTTTAATTAATTTAATATCCTGAAGATCCTGAAGAAGCAGTAGAAGCAGGGCTGTAAGATGCTGTTCTTGGTCTGCGAGTATTTCTTCTATTTGCTGCAGCTTCATTAGAAAGTTCTTGCTGTATTGATCTAACTTTTGATCTAGCAGAAGCATTGGCTGGTGTCAAGCGGTCATGAGCTTCTGTTTTATGAAACCCGCCAACCATCGCTCCATTATCTATATGCACATGATAAGGTCCTATATAATTTGTACCGTCTGGTAGATTAAATTCTCCACCTGATGTGTATAACTGTGTTCTTACCATTTTAAAAGTTACAATCAAATTCAACTATGCATGGCATATCATCGATAGCTTTCCATAGAACTTGTGAATTATCTATGCTAATATACACAAGATATCTCTTTTTACTGTAATGAGCAAGATGTCTTTCATCTAATATTATAGTTGAAACTTTGCCGCCACCTGCTCTCATACCTACATAATAAGCCATGGCATCCTTCGGATCTTGTCCGATAATAATTTTTCTAATAATTCCTTCCATTTTATTCTAACTCTATACCAGTACCATCTAGCAAATCATCTATATCTCTATAGTATCTCTTTTCTGTAAGCCCGTCTGCATTTGGATCGTACCAAGTATTATCTACAAAATTAATTACACTGTCTAATTCCTCTTTTGACTCTAAAGAATAGCTATATATCGCTTTAATTCTTACGTTTCCTATTATGTCTTCATCTAATAGCCCGCAAACAAATATAGATATAACTTTTTCCCGCATATTATACATATCAATAATAGCATCCATCTCCATAGATAGACGCTGCATTTCTAAGAAAAAAGCTTGTTCTTCCATATCTTTACGTAACAATCTCATTTTAATGCCAAAAAGCAAAGTGTCAAAAAAGAAACTGTTTAGAGATTTTTCTAAACTGAATCAAAGGTACGTAAAAAGAAATTTTCTTAAAAATCTAAGAGTTAAGCTTTTAAATTTTTGTAAACGTCATGATATATTTGAAAAAGAAATGATGTTTATGTTATGGTCTTATGACTTAGAGTTCTGGACACTTGACTATGCTTCAAAAGAATATCAATATTCTAGGAAAAAGTTAAGTGAGAGAATAGTGTATCCACTTCTTAATGAAGGGTACATATATAAACACTTCGATAAATTAACTCCATCTCAAACTTTAGAAGATCATATATTTAGAGATGAGACAAAAACCAACTATAGAGTCAGGTATGCCTTAGCTCAAAAGGGAAGATTGTTAGTGCAGTCTTTTTATAGAGAGTTAGAGTAGTTATCTTTTACCTCCATGGTATTCTACAGCATGCCCTTCTTCAATAAGCTGTTTGTTTAGGTTTTTTAAAGTCAGAGAATCTGGACACTCAAAATCTATCTCACCTAAACATCTACCAAACTTACCTACGCCATGAGATATAAGTTGAACTTCTGTAGCTGTATCTAGTAGCTCTGCCACTCTAGCCTTAGCCGCTAAACCACGCTTCTTTTCTTCAAGATCTCTTGTTCTGGATTCTGGAGTGTTTATCCCCATAAAGCGAATACGTTTCTTTACCGATACGTCAAACCCTAGATCTATATTAGCGTCAATGGTGTCCCCATCTATAACTCTAAGAACATCTATTTTATAGGTATACATATGTGTAAGTTTAAGCTTCTCCTGCCAGCTTGTTTAATTCTAGCGGGTCAAGTATTAGACAGTCAGCAAAGTCTCTATAAGCAATAGTCACTTCTTCGCCTTCTTTGAGCGCTTGGGCGATTTTCGGGTAGACCCTGAGGTACGCTTTGGTCGACCTACCGATGAAGCCGCCTGTTTTGATATTGTTGTTTTCTTGCGTGTCACCCAGCAATAAACATCCCGCAGTGTCCTCATCAGTATTACCACAATGAAGAAGAATATACTTAAAATTTGGGACGTCACACACTTCAAGCATTCCCATATGTACATCAGCAAATCTTTTAGAGTACTTGGCGTGGTATCCGCCTTCATTTCTAAACTGTATACAATACTCTCCTTCAGGTATACAAGTTTCTCCGTAAACTTTTTCTTCACGGCTCTCATCTTCGAGAGTATAGCATAAAAATTTTCTTTCATTGTTTGTTATATCGAATAGTATACCATTAGTTGAATCCACTCCTTTGTTGAATCTTATTACTTCTAGTTTCATTTTTGATTTTATTAAGCCTAATTAGTTCCGCTTCTTTGGCGTGATCCTTACGTTTTTTCTTTGTGTTAAAATAAAACTTTTTCAAGTTTTTAACATTTTTTTAACATTTTATTTGGAATTGTCAATTTTTTTATTTTACCTTGAGATCAGCAATTCAAATATACGAATTGAATTTTAAACAATTAATTTATACACAATGAAAAATTTATTCCTACTCGTAAGCTTTGCTCTTACAACTATTGCAGTAAACGCACAAGTAACTGCATGCTCTGTTGATTTTATCGTAACCCCACTAAACTGGGAAGAAGATGTGTTCCAGTATGGAATGGACATGGTGGTAGATGGAATTACATTAGAAGCTATAAAACCTTGGGACACCAAAGCAATATTTAACCCAATAAACTTAAGGTCGGGAGATACGCAATACATTATTAATGCGATTCAAAACGATGTAATAGTTGATCAATACACTATTACAGCTGTAAAAACAGGGGAAGGATGTTTAATTGAGTTTACACCCAATGTAAACGTAGGCGAGAAAACTAAAATTGAAATATTAGCTAGATTATGAATCTGACTGGTTGTATTCTCCGTATTGTTTAAGAGCTTTCATTAAGCCTTCAACATCTACTTTCTCTTTAGCTTTTACTCTTGATCTTGTTTGAGGCATATCATGTTTTGGCCCCATTCTTTCACCAGCATATGTATTCATATAACCCTGAACAAAATCATTAAAGGATGGAGCTTTATCAACCCCCTCTATAGACATTGCATACGATTTAGCGGCGTCTTGAGAGGTTACGGGTTTTCCGTCTAAAAAGAATTGATATTCAGTTTCAAATATAGGTTCTCCTGAAACTCTATCCCTTCCTGTTTCTATCTCTTTTGTTTCAATATCTATTTGAGGGAAATCTTCGCCCCTATCTCCTGTATCGTATGCAGAGTACTTACGTGACTTTTTAGGGTCTGTTTTTTTCGGAGCACCAGCTGATGAATCTGTTGCTGCACTTGGAAGAGGATTTCCTTGACGGTCAATAGCATTTCCTTCAGCATCATGCCATAGACCACCATGTTCATAATTCTTACGAACCCTCATACCGCTAGCACCACCCACGTTTCTAGCCTTAGCGTATTCACGAGGCTCACCAGTCCTACCACCACCCATGTATTCTCTTATCATTCCACCTAAGGCGTATAGCATATTTTCTTTTTTACTTTTCATAGTTTTTTATTATTAAGCTGTAGCAGCATAGATTTCGCAATCAACTGTTCCTGAAGCAGCTGTTATAGTTATTTGGGATATATTTTCAAAAGCGCTAAAAGTAGTTCCATCACCATTAGCTTCCATGTCGTCATCAGCGATCATCCAACTTGACTGAGCTGGAACCTTTATAAAGTAAGCTTCTGCGTCAGCTATAACCCTTATAGTAACAGCAACACCTGATGCAGCAGAATCTAAGTTTGTAACTCGTAAATACTTTAATTGATTATCTTTTAGTTGTCCAGCAGCTACAGCAGCCCCAAATAATAAAACAGTTTGTTCTGTATTGGTACATGACACGATTCTTCTATAAACATCATTTACGGTAAATGTCATGTTTGTGTCCCCGTGAAACGGCTGACCGTTCAAAACGAGGTTCTCTTCTATTTTTACACTTAAGGTTGCCATTATGCTCTTTTTATTCTACCTCCTTGTTTGAGGATTTGTTCTGGATATTCTGTTTTTGTTTTTACTCTCCCCCCTTTTTCAGCATACAGTGATTGCATGTCTGATGGATTTACAAAGGTAGTTAAATCATACTGATCCTGTGCGCCTACCCCTAAAGCTGTAGAAATGCCCTGCATCTGCTGACTCGGACCAGAAGAACCCATACCAGCTAACGATGCGGGTGGTTCATACTGACCTTGAACTATCATTGGGGTAACTGGAGAAGCTTGTACTATTGACCCCTGTTGTTGAGGCATTGCGGATGGAATTGTAGGGCCACCTTGAGGCTGTCCTCCCCCTCCTTGTGTTTGAAATGCTCCTGCTATTGTTTGAGCAGTTTCTATATATGGTTTTGCTTTGTCGTAATATTCTTTACCCTTTTTTAATCCCTCAGCTATTTTCTGACCTGTAGTAGTACCACCTGAAGCTGCACCACTTTTAGCGGCTGTAGCACCTGCACCACCTTTAGCAGCACCTGCAGTAGCTCCACCTTTAGCAGCACCCGCAGTAGCTCCTCCTTTAGCAGCGGCAGCTGTAGCTCCTCCTTTAGCAGCACCCGCAGTAGCTGTTCCTGCAGTAGCTGTTCCTGCAGTAGCTGTTCCTCCTGCAGCAGCCGTTCCTCCAGCAGCTGTTGTTCCTGCAGTAGCTGTTGTTCCTGCAGTAGCTGTTCCTCCAGCAGCACTTGCGGCGCCTGCCCCTCCGCTAAAAGCCCCCAAAGCTCCTGCTGTGGCAACAACTGCCGCAACCTCCATAACTTTCTTTGCAGCTATTTCCTCTCTATCTTGCCTTAAATCCTCAAAGTATTGTTGTACTTGCCTATCTTCAGATGTCATCTTACCCCCCTCACCTGTAGCTATGGCTGCTTTTTTTTCTTCTAGCTTAGCTCTTCTTTTACTCCCTCCACCAAGTGATTTGTAGGTGCTTTTTTGACCTGACTTATATCCTTTTCTTCTAGCTTTGTTTGCCTCTCTTTCGTTAATTCTTTTTAACCTTCTTTCAGCTCGTCGGGCTTTTGCGTGAGTTTTTCTTAAATCCTTAAATCCTTCACCCTCCATTTCTTGGCCTTGCTCAATACCAGCCCTTTCTCTAACTAAAGCTCTTGACTCAGCTGTACCAGCATCCCATTTACCTCCACCTTGATCTATACCAAAGAACCCAGTACCAGTCCTTTTGCCTTCGTCCCCAGAATCTCTCAACCTTCCTTCCGAATCCACATAACTAGCGTGAGAAGCCATGGACCCAGCACGAGATGTTTTATTTCCATAGATGTCAGTATAATAAGTTCTGCCTAACTGGTCTGTTTTCTGAGTTACCATACTACAAATATAAGGTTATTTGTTTTTCCTTCTTCTCCACATATCAAGGGCAATAGCGACAGCTTGTTTCATAGGTTTACCCTCTTGTACAAGCATTCGGATTTTTTTCGCTACAAACTTACTCTTCGTAACTCGCATCTCTACCCGACCTATATATCTGTAGGTACTCTTCTACTGGTTTATTAACAGTACCTGAGGGTATGTATTCTGTATTATCTCTTATAGATGCAAAGTAGTTTCTTGCACCTTGCCTACCTAAATAATTGCTTATAGCGGCTACTTCATCTAAAGTAAAGTCCCACTTGTCCCCTAGTTGAGGAGCATACTCGTCAGTAAGATCATAAGCGTTCTTTTCTAATGAAGGTATGTTTGGTAGGTTCCCCTCAACCCTCATCTTAAATACTTTTTTTTGCAGATCTCTATCCCTAGAAAATTCATCCCTACTTATCCCCTGCATAAACTGTAAATCTTTTATCTCGTTATAAAGCTGTCCATATTCCCCCGTTGCAGAACTATATGGGTTTAACATAAGCTCCCCTCCAGCACTCTCCGCTTGAGAAACACCTCTCATAAGATCCTCCATGTCTAAATCGTTCTCTTCATGGAACTCTTCAAAATCAATAGGAACTAGATTACCAGCTTCGTTATACTTATAACCCTTAGGGGGCTCCTTAGGTGGATCCTTTTCAATTAAACCACCTATATTCAACCTACTTACTCTCAAGATACAACTATTCTTGCGTTTAAATTAATAACAGACTCTTCAGTACATACAAAAAAACCATCTATAATGCTTATTTGTGTTCTACTGAACAGCAGATGCCGTAAAGGTATAAACTATTTTCTTAAAAGTCAAGAGTAAAGTAAAAGTTTAAGAGACAGATTCTAAAACGCTGTAAATGACAGGTTTAAACGCATATAAGCTAACATAGCGGTTTTTTATTGAGTGTAAAATACGGAGAATTTCAGCAGATCTGAAGTCAATTTGAAAAAAATGCCAGAAATACGTAGTATGGGGATTATATATATATACAGACGCTAGACTATATAAACCGAAACGACTTTTTTAGACCCCCTCCCCCAAGTATTGCGCACTTTTGCGCATACTTTTTAGCTTTTTGCTACGGCATTGAATGTCAATAACTTAGCATGTGTTGAGTTAAGCACAGGTTGAAGCTCGTTTTGTAACGTGTTGTATGTGAGCAAGGAACAATCCCCTCACCCTCTTACCATATTGCGCCACCTTACCCCCTTACGGGGTTTTATTATTTAGTCCAACCTAAACTTTTTTTTAGTCTTGCCTAATCTATTTCTCTAGTCTTTCCTAAATCCTCGTACGTGTGTACGTGCGTGATACAACTACTATTTAACATATCCAAATCTGTTAACATATCTTAACACCGAATCGTTTTAAGGCGTTTTGAGGACTTACCCCCCTTCGCTGGTAGTACACCCTTAAAAAGTTGAGATATTGCAACCTCGACAAATTCAACCTCTTTTAACATCTGTTAACATTATTTGTTTGTTAGTCTGTTCTCCTTTGCCTATACGTGCGCACGTGCGTACACGCACCATTGTAAAGGGTTAAAATCCTTTTAACATTCGTTAACACTTTTAATTTGGTATTGTCGAAATGATACCCCCATCTTAGCACCAAGAAACAAACAAAGGAAATGAAATACCTAACAAGCATAAACAAGCACAACCCCAAACGAGCCGTACAGGATGGAAGATACCGAAAGGAATACTCTAACAAGACTTACGGCAGTACAAAGGGGCAGAAATCAAGCAGAGCAAGAGCAATAACTGAAAACAAAGTTGTTGCGATATCTGACCGAATCGAGCGAGCAGATGAGCAACGCAACCGAAGACGCCGAGCGAGAGCATAAGCGCCGACAACATACGAGCCCGCCGAGATACTCGGGCTAGTGGAGGCCACACGATAACAACGGACTAAGGAGAGCTAGAAGCGTGTAAGATGCTAAAAGTTAAGCGTGCACGTTATCGGGGCTCATCCTTAGTTTGTAAATTTTTATAAATAAAACCTTTTCAATAATGGAAAATATCAAAACATCACACGAGCCAAACGGCTCACTATCACCAATTGACACGGCAATGACTCAAGCCCTTGCAGATATGGGCGCAGAGTTTGAAATTATAAACATGGAACTATGAACGATTACAACCATTTCAATGATTTTTCAATAGAAGAATTAGAACTTGCATATATCTATTTTACATTTCTTAACGATTCGGAGGCAATAGATTTAATAAGTGAGGCGTTTTGTAAACAAGCAATTTTAACATTAGAAATTTAATATCATGAAAGTAGTAAACGACAACCTAAGTTTAAGAAATTTTGACGCTTGGTCAGGAGCAAAGGACACTAAGCAGTTAATACTTGACAACAACAAAGAAGATGAATTTGAATTTATGATGCAGGATTTATACCCCGAAGGAATGACGGAAACGCAACTAAACGATATTCTATGGTTTGAGGAAGATTGGATATGTGAAACACTCGGAATAGATAACGAGTAAAACCAATAAACTATGAGTAAAGAACTATTCAAAACAATCGAGGCACAAGGTAGATTGATAACAGAACTACGTGGCGAATTAGAACAAATAAAATTACTTGCTACGAAAGTAGTAACGCATTATTACGAAAGTGAGCAAACACATTACGAAGAATTAAAAGCTACCTATGATGAAAATGAATGGGAAAAAGGCGAGGCACTTGAAACACCCAACGACCACATCTTTTTAACCCTTTTGAAATTAGAGGGTAATTTATAAAACCAATAAAACATGAAACAATTTACAGAAACACAAAAGCTAGTGTATGCTATGCTTACGGAAAACACAGGCACTCACTTCTTAGATAGTGGGGGTGCAAATGGTCGTAGATGGCAACGCAACCAAGTTAAGACTATTGAGGATTTCGATAATGAACAAGAGGCAACAATTGAAAAGTCTGAATGGACAGATAAAGACGGAAAAGTACACACCGAATACATACGTGATGTATCAATCTTTCACTACCTAAGCGAATTAGAATTGGATCATGTATGCGATAAATTCAACGAACTAAACACTAATTGCTTAGAGTGGGGTGGCGATATATCGTGGGGAGTATGTCAAGCAGGTGCTGACTTCTTAGAACTAATCAATATGGAAAGCAAACACCAATTCAATACATATAACGGAAATAGCGACCTATCCCAAGTGTTGCAAGGTTCATGGTTAGACTTAGATGGGGAAACGTACCTACTCCTTCAAATACATGGTGGGTGTGATGTACGTGGAGGTTATACCGATGCTAAACTATTCAAACCAAGTGATGATTGGATGATACACTCTTACTTGCAAGAGTACATAGATAGCGATGAAATTGAAGAAGAATACGAATTATACCACAACGAAACAAAATAAATAAATAGAAAACATGGGTAGATATTATACAGGCGACATTGAAGGCAAGTTCATGTTCGCAGTACAACCAAGCGACGCACCTGAAAGGTTCGGGGCAATAGAAAATCAAGACTATATAGACTATTGGATAGATTCTGATAGAATTGATGAAGTGCGTGAGGAAGTCAAGCAAATCGAAACCGAAAGTGCTGACCAAATCAAGCGTATAAATAAGATGTTCGATAATGAGATGGGGTACAATGATGAGATACAAAAGAAGTATGGGGTTACTAAAGAAGGTTTATCCGAGTATGCAGACTTACAATTGGGTAAGCAGATACTCGAATACTTAGAAGAAAATCCTGATTGTGGGTGTAGCATACAAGCTGAACTATAAAAGCAAAAAAAATACTTATAATCATGAAAACATTTGAAATAGAAGTGGTACGTACATACACCACCACAATCGAGGTAGAAGTGCCCGATACCACAACCGAAGAAGAAGTTACTAATG